AGCATCTACTACAGCAGAATTCGTTGACGTGAGTCCGCCGCCGAATAAAGCGTAGTCACCTATTGTTGTAGCTGCTAAATAATATCTTGCAACTGATAAGCCCGTAATAGTTCCATAATAAGATAATTCACCGCCTGTAGGTTTTTTTCTCCTCATTGTTTCAATAATCATATCTTTTAATCCTTTTAAACACATATTATTCTTTTTAATTTAATCATAAAATCCTATTTTTATTCTTTTGGAACAATACGATAAGTTGATGAAAGATAGACAGAGTCATATGGCTCAAAAACATAAATATTCTCTTGCTCATCTTTTGAAGCATAAGCATACCCATAATACGGAAGATTTATAATAGATCCAGATAGTACCGAGGCAGACGCATTATATGTTTCAAAATTCATACGATTTAATGTCATTTGATAACAAATAGCGAATCCGTCTCTTATTCCAACCATTCTGTGCCACGTAAGTACAAGATTACAACTCCTTAAAGTTTGTTGAGAATTTGTTGCTGGATTATATTTATATATATAACTGCCAGATCTACAAATTAAACAATCACTAGTAGATATTATTTCTGTAGACGCTGAGTATTGATATACCTGTGCTGAAAAATTTAAATCCGAGGACAGTGTAGAAGAAGACGTGTCATATCTTATTAAATGCCATGTATAAGTATTGCTTACATTTGAATATTCATAGAGAATATACAAGTAATTTCCATAAGCACAAACTCGCATATCTTCATTATAATTATGGTAAGTCGTTTGTGTTGTACCCCAACTATCTGTAGTGGGTGTATATGGTGTTACTCTAATTGCCATTGAAGATCCTGAGGCAAAAGATGTTACAGCGTATATTTTATCACCTATATTTTCTAACCCGTACAATGTGCCTGTCAAATGGCTATCTGTAGGCAAATACCATTTTCCTTCAAGAATGTCTAAATATTGAAAATATGTATAAGCAGCACTATTAACCTTTTGATATATTTTGTTATTATAATAGCAACAATCTCCTGCTACATAAGAGCTGCTAATAGCCATATCTCCCATTCGCGATATGGCTATTCCGCCCATAAATTCATTTTCAATTCTCATTCCACTACCAAGTATCATATTATTACCTCATCATACAATAAACATTACATTTACTGCAATATCAGTAGTAGGAGATGCAGATGCAGTATAATTAAAAGTAAGACTTCCGGTTGATTGGGCACTACAATATACATCAGCATTGAAAAAAGCATCTCTATTTGTTGAAGTAGAAGGCTCAGCGCCATATTGCACAATAGCATCTGAAGTCATATTTGTTACTGATACAGATTGCTCTTTTGCAACCCAACTTCCTGAATATAATGTAACTTGTTGAGTATACATATTTTTAGTAGACATATTGCCAGATCCACCCGTAGAATTAATAGTTATTGTAGAGGACGAAGTATTTTGATCTATTACTATATTACTACCGGCAGTTATTACAAGCCCATTAGCTAAATCTGGATTCAAAGAAGAAACAACATAAGGTGCACTAGTAAACGAACTAAATAACTTTTTTAGTTTACCAAATAATATTGATAAGTTTTCTCCGCTAATCAAATTCAACAACGTACCAGCTTCAACAAAAGCTACAGATCCGCTACTAATATCTTCGCCTTTTAGCATAAAGGCACTTGCATGAAAATTATCTAATGTATCAGCATTAGCTGTAGTTACAACTGTAACCATATATTTAGCAGTAATCAAATCTCCTGCTACTGGTGCTGTTACAAAAGTAAAAGTGCCACTTTCAGGAGATGTTTCATTCCAATCCTCTACTGTACCTTGTGTTTGTAATTGCCCGTTTAAGTAAACTTCTAAGCTACCGCTTGCATATTTTCCTTGCGATACTGTAAATGTTTTATTGGTTCCGTTTATAGAACCAGAAATTACTCCATACGTATCGCCTGTTCCACCAGTCTGATCTATAAAAAAGCTATTAGATGATGGATTGGCGTTTACTTTAACCGTACCAGCCAAGGTGTCGGTTGTAATTGTTACATTGCTACCACCAGTAAGTACAAGTCCTTTTTGTAAAGTCGGATCTATTCCCAATAGTACATAACTTGCCGTAGAGGGCGCCATAGAAGAAGCAGTAATTACTGTATCAATCGTTACAGTAGACGCGCTTGCATTTTGAGTTATTTTTATATTATCTCCAGCAGTTAATAGCCATTCTCCTGTAATGTTAGGATGTAGCGACAACATCACATAACTTCCATTAGTGGCTACAGAAGAAGCGGATAACGTGGTGTCTATAATAATCGTAGAAGCACTTGCATTTTGAGTTAAAGTTACATTACTTCCTGCTGTTAACAACCACTCATTCGATAGATTAGGATTTAAACTTAAAACGATATAGCTCGCATTTGAAGGTGCTATCGTTGAAGATGAAACAAACGAAGATACCGTTATAGTAGAAGCATTAGAATCTTGCGTTAAAGAAATTCCCGATCCGGCAGTTAATAACCACTCATTTGTAAGATTAGGATTTAAACTTAAAACTACATAACTTCCATTAGCTAATGCAAGAGACGAAGAACTTATTCCACTTGTAGTCAAAATTCCACATCCGCTTATCATTGTTAAATTATTTGTGCTTCCAGATACAGTAATTTGCTCAGCAGACGCAGATCCCATCCATACCCATGATGTTCCATCATAGACAAATGATTGTGGTTTGTTTTTAACTAATTCTTTCCCAGTAAAATTTATCTTATTGCCATTTATATCAATTTTATTGAGAGTCTTAGTACCAAGGGAATTAATATTTAATGTAACTGCTCCATCATTTGTTGTATCTAATATTAGGCTAATTTGCATATCTTTACGATAAGCAGATATAGCGGAAGAAGAGGAAGCATAAAAGTTTTCGCTAACATACGATGCAGAAATAACATTAATTCCAGTAATTCCAGAAATAGATGATATTGATCCACTAACTGATCCTGCCCAAGCATCTATAATTCTCATATTAGAAGTAACACTATTCCCTGCTAAATCTTCTCTGAATGTTTGAAATAAAGCGCTGGCATCTGTAGTTGCATCATATGTCTTTAGACTTAAGTTTGCGGTTGGAGTTGTCATAAAACATCCTTTTTATTGTTCATTATCATTTTGACCTCCTCCCTATTTATCCCTTGCTCATATAATGGCATATTATTTTATCGCCAGCTAACGGCGCTCTTACAAATGAAAAAACTCCTAAAGATGCAGAGGTTTCTACCCAATCATCATCTGATCCTTGTGTTTGAAGTTGCCCATTTAAATATACTAATAATGTACCACTATCAAACTTTTGATTAGAAACTGTAAAATCACAATTGCTTCCAGTAATAGACCCGCTTAATAATCCATAAGTTTTTACTGAGCTTCCAGATTGATCTACAAAGAAATTGTTTTTTATTGCTATAGTAGACGCATTATTATCTTTTATTATAGAAATGCCACTACCAGCAGTTAATAGCCAGTCATTACTTAAGTCAGGATTTAATTCTAAGACTACATAACTAGCATTTGTAACACCACTTGAAGATCCTGAGGCAGCCGTTACTATTAAAGTTGAAGCTGAGGAGTCTTTTGTCAATGTAATATTATTCCCTGCGGTTAATGTTAATCCGTTAGACAGTTCGGAATTACTATTGAATAAAACATAACTTCCTGTTGATGGAGCAATACTCAAATTAATTCTCGCATCCAAATCATTATTAGCATTAGTTCCGCCAAGTGTTATCGGTACAGCTTCCGATAAATTAGACCCAGATATTATAGATGAAGAAATAGCAGTAGAGCTTATAATCACCGTAGAAGTAGAAGAATCTTGGTTTATTGTTATATTGCTTCCTGCTGTTAAAAGCCATTCGTTATTTAAAGTTTGATCTAGAGATAATACAATATAACTTGCTGTTGAAGAAGCTATTGAAGAAGCAGATATATTTGAAGATATTGTAATAGTAGAAGAAGATGTATCTTTCTCTATATTTATTTCATTTCCAGCAACAATATTAACTTCTATTAATACTGTAGAAGCATTAGTATTTTCTTCTAATATTATCCCACTGCCTGCTATTATTTTTTTGCCATTTGGTAAATTTGTATCTAACTCAGATAATAAATAATTAGCATTTACAGGTGCAATAGAAGAAGCGGAAACGCTTGAATTTATAATTATTGCAGAAGCACTATTGTCTTGTGTCAAAGTTATATTGTTACCGTTAGTCAATAGCCATTCATTTTTTAACTCAGAATTCAATGCTAATACAACATAGCTTCCAGAAGACGGCGCAACTTGTAAATTGGCTCTTGCATCAGAATTTGTAGTAGCATTAGTGCCACCTAAAATTATTGGAACAACCGCAGATAAATTAGATCCAGATATTATAGATGTAGATGTTGCTGTGGAATTTATATAGACCTTAGATGTAGATGAATCCTGATCTATCGATATATTACTACCTGCTGTTAAAAGCCAATCATTTGATAATTCTGCATTTAGAGATAAGACTACATAACTTGCATTAGTTACTCCTGTCGAAGATCCAGATGAGCCTGACGCTGCATTTATAGTTATTGTAGAAGCAGAAGCATCTTGAACTAAAGTTATATTATTACCAGCAGTTAATAACCATTCATTCGTGAGATCTGGATGTAATGCCAATACAACATAGCTTGCACTTGTTGGTGCATAAGATCCTGTAACTGTTCCAACAGACGAAGCAGATATACCACTATCTATTAATACTCCACAAGGAGATATCATAATAAGATGCTGATTAATTCCGCTCGCACTAATCTGATCCGCCAAGTTAGAAGAAACTAATACCCAATATGTTCCGTCATATCTGAAAGTATACCCTCTGTTCTTCTTTAATTCGCCAACTTCAAAACCGATAAGATTACCATCAATGTCATATCTTTTTAAATATTTTGTTCCTAAACTATTTATATTTAATCCTACTGCACCATCGCTATCAGTGCTTAATGATAAAGATATAAACATATTTGTAGTATAAGCGCTTATATCCGTAGTTGTGGCTTCATAATAATTTGCACTAATATAAGAGCCCCTGACATAATGCAAACCTAATTGTGCTAAAGATAATAAAGACGCATTGGCACTTCCTACCCAACTATCTATTAAATTCATGTTAGAAGTAGGAGAAACTCCTGCCTGATCTCCACGATATGTTGCAAATGTAGCACTTGCATCCGTTGTACTATTATAAATTTTTAAAGCTAAATTTGGAGTATTTAAAGGCATAAATTCCTCCTTTCTAAGAAATTGTGTAATCTAAATCTTGCAATGTTTGAGTATCCATAGTTGCTAAAGTCTTACCATCATGTTCCCATAATTGATAAAATTTAGCTAAAAGCGGATTTGTAGTAAAAGATATTTTAGGAATTTTTATAGATATAGGATCTAATTTGTATATAAGTTTTAGCGTAGCCACTAAAAGCGTTTTAGGTATTACAATAGTATTTGTAATTTTTAATAGTTGTTTCATTGTAAATGTAAAAACAGTTTTCTTTAGTTTTAAAGCTAAAGTAGGTTTTAAAAGAAATTTTATCAATGAATTACTAATTGTTAATTTAACCTTAGGTATTTTATTTAAAACTGATAAAGCTATAGTAAACGTAGGATATAATACTACCATTCTAAAATATTGTTTAAAATTTATTGTCCAACTTGCCGTCACACTTAAACCAAATATAGTCAATTCAAAACTGTGCTTATTTCTTATATATGAAATAAACGAATGTTGTTGAGTCATAATAACTCCTTAAGCATTAGTCATGCTTACAGTAACTGCTCCTATAGCAAACTGTACTGTTGTTGCCGTTTGTACCGTTTTAGGCACCGATAATGCTTCAAAATACCATATATCAGCCGTACCAACAGTTGCGCTTGCAGCTAAAAACACATAAGTTATCGTACCCCATGAGGCAGTGCTTTCTGTAAATGTTATTGCTGCAGCATTAGTAAGAGATGCCGCTGAAGCAGTAGCCCAGTTTGTTTTGTTATTAACAATTGCAACACGAGCATATGCTGTGCCTGAAGTTGAAGGTTCTGTTGCGCCTGTACCGTCATTAGCAATAGTTGTCGTAGATAATCCCATATACATTGTTGATAAATTTGAAAAGGCAGTTGCACCGAATAAATAATCTAATACTTTGTTTGCTGCTGCTGTAGTAATTGCCATATAATTCTCCTTTCAATTACACTGTGGCGTTTCGCCCTAATATAATAAGAACGCCTTGTGCGGGTCTATATTCTTCCCCGTCATAATCCAAAACAACTGGTTGATGCGTAAATTTCCCTTGTAAATTTTCTGTGCTGCTTCCACTTATAGTTACCTTAAATTGGTTGATAACAGACCCAGTCAACGTTCCGTTAATTGTTAAAGCTGCATACTGAGGATTCCCGTAAGGGCTCATTACCCAATAGCAGGTCGCATTAGATAAATCCAACGGGGCACTTGCACTATCATATATATCAAATGTCAATTCTTGAAGCGTACCACCTATAAATTGAAAAGGTTCTAAAGTATACGCCGATAAACACTCAAAAGGATTTGCCAATTTATCCTCCTTCTTTTGTATCTTTATTTAAATCAATTGACTGATTTTCCTTATTTTTTTGATCTTGTAAATCTTTTATAATTTGCTCTAATCTTGCAAAAGCGTTTGCTAAAGCGTAAGCATTGCTTGATCCATGCACTGTTATTTGATTTAAAAAATTAAAAGTTTCTTCTAATAATTGTATATTGTTTTCACTTATATAATACATAATAAAATTTCCTTTTTATTATACTTGATAACTATTTATCAAAATGCCCTTACTAAATACGAAAGCTCTTGTTGAAGCGCCAGTCGTAACTTGATATGTAGCAGTAAGTCCAGCACTAGTCCCAGCATATAAATTGCTATATACATAAAAATTTTGGGCAGAAGAAGTTCCGCTACTTGTAAAATTAGAATAAACTCTATCTGTAACCTGAAGAGTGCCATCTATATAAGCACTATCATTAATTCTTGTATAACCACCTATGGTAGTTGTTCCAACAACCTCTAAATTATTATTTAGTTTAGTATTTCCAGTTAGATTAATACCATTGCCACCATACATAGTTATTATTGCAGAGTCTGCTCGAATTTGAGCACCACCCCCATTAATATTAACCCCCGTATTTGCCGTAAGATATATCATATTGGTCACATCTAATTTAATGTTGGCGCCAGTACCGCTTCCATATATAACCCCGCCCATAATTCTATCTCCGCTCATCGTGCCATAAGTTAACTTACCAGCATTTAACCCTGAACCAATTTGAGAATCAGCAAGAGTACCTGATATTTTACTCGCAATTAAAGAACTTATTTGATCACTTGTCAAATATCCATCTATTTTATTAGCATAAATTGTCCCACCAAAAGTTGCACTTGTAGGCGTAATTGTTAATAGCCCAAGCTTAATATAGCCATCACTACGGATATAATTACCATGAGTATCTTGCAATCTATCTGAAAGAATAGCCCAACCACCAATTGAGCCAGAAGAGGCAATAATTTGTCCTGTCATAGTTACATTACCAGAAGGATCTAAATAAAATTGATCAGTCCAAGTACCACCTATATTCTTTTGTATTTTTATACCGTTATTAGGATCTAATAGTATCTTGTTATTGCCAGAAGATGTTGCTAATGATAATGTGGCATTAGTCAATGTCGCCCCACTACTATCAAATAAGAATGAGTTGTTTTGGTTAGTCATATAAAGATTATTACCAATCAACATTTTACCAACTAAAGCATCACCAACTACTCCATAATATTTAGTGCCATTTACATCTACTTCGCCTAATGCTAAACTGGACGTTTGCCATCCATCTTTGGTAAAACAAATAATACCATTATTCATCCACAATTGTTTGGGATCATATATAGCAGAAGAACTTATCGTGCTTGCACTTATAAGGTTTCTTACTCTAATACCTGTTTGATCTATAAGAACATTTTGTGTACTACCGCTTACAACATTATTGCGAGCTGTATCTAAACTTGATATTATAAAACTGCTTACATCATCTTGATAGTTTTTAGTCCAGCTTGACCATTGCTCAGAATTAAAACTTGTTGAAATAGATGAAGTATTATTACTATTTAAAAGATCACTGAGTTGGAAATTGCTATTATCTATTCTTAACCTGTTTGAAAATGTAAGCGAGAAATCTGACGGGTTATCATAATTCATGGATATTTCTAATAATGCAGGATATACCATAGTATGACTGCCAGACGATGATACATAATCGGATTCATAAATATTAGACTCTCCGCCAATGTCAAGCGTAACTATTGTTCCTAATTCCAACTGATTAGTAAATGGGAGATATTCTTTTAATGAAGTAAAGTTTACAGCATTTAATGAAAATTCATAGCGTGGTTGTGCTATTTTTTTAAGCACTTTTACTGCTTGATCATATAATCCTTGTGCCTGATCTTGAATTTCAGAATTTGTCATAATAGATGTTTGTATAAAGTTTTCATTTGTATATGTACTTCCAAACATAAAATTAGATAATTCTTCTTGAGCTTCCGTTGAAAAATTAGTATCAAAACTTAATGCTGTATTTATATCAGTAAGATCGGAAGTTGTTGTAGTTATTTGAGATTGAGTCAGTAGTATTGCCGTGTTTTTAGCATCTATTTCTAATTGTTTTGAAGCAAGTTGGCTATTTATATCAGTCAAGTCTAATCCTTGAGATATTCTTGCTAATTTGACATTTTCTAATGATTTATACTCGCTTTGAAGATCCGTCAATTCAGATTGCTGAGTCAACAATATTTCATTATAATTTTGTAAAGTCGTAAGTAAAGAAGCATAATTACTTTGATTAGATTCTATTAGGGCTTCCCAATTATTCAAAGATGTTATTAATGACGCCGACATCCAGTTTGTATTTTCAAAATATGAGAAGTCATATATATTATCTGTACCTAACGGATTAACTGAATTTATTGAAAGATTCCCACCACCAGTTACAGTCAAACAAGTAACTAATTCATCTGTAATTTCTTTTACTTCTGTTTCTTTTACTAAATTATCATAAGATATAAATATATCTGAATCAGTTGTTGCATTTTCTATTGTATAAGCTGATATAGTTTTATTCAATGTATCAAACTTAAATATGCATTGATATGTTTCAGAAATATCATTTGTTAAGAAAGAATATAACGTAGTATCATCAATATCAAATGTTCGATATAATATAGCTAATTCTGTATCAACTGTTCCAATTGTCCATCCAGGAATATATCCTATTAATGTATTTAATAACGCTGGAGAGGCAGATGTACCTAATGCATCATAAAACTGATATGTACCTTCAAAAGATGTTACTTTTTTATAATTCATTATTGATTCTAAAGATTGGCATTTTACTTCTTTATACTTTTTAATGCCATCCCCATACTCATTTATTTCTGTTATAAGAAAGCACATAATCCCATCTATTAGCACTAAACGTTTTGATTGTATCAATGAATAATAAGGAGTTTCAACACCATTAATCATATAAGGCGCAATAAATTCAAGAGAAGATAATGCATTAAATCTATAAGTAACTTTTCTATCATATACTGTTCCAAGCACCATAAGTTGATCACCTGATGGATTGCATAGAATCAAAGTTACATCATCTGCCTGATCATAATAATTAAAATTGACTAACAATATCTACCTCCTTTCAAGCAAAATTGAATACATAGTTACGCTCCAATTTTTCTTGCAAATTGTGTCGTAATCTTTAATGTGCCTATTCCGCTTATTACATGAAGCTGATTCTTCCCGTTAATAAGTCTTAACCAAGATTTATTGAAATTATTTAGTCGAAGCAAACTCGTGCTTGAAACAATTGTCTTTAAAGAATTATCAACAACTATATTTTCGTTTGGTGATATTCCTGTAAAAGTAAATGCAGTATCTCCAGTTGTAACATTTGCAATACTAATTCCGTCACCAATAGAGTTTAATGTAAAATCAACTATAGGATATAAATATTCATCGGAATCGGAATCATTATAAAAATCAAATGTATAATTTTTAATCTGATCACCAGCAAATGTATGAGTAATTGTTTTTGGATACTCCCATCCCCAAGGCGAATCACATCTAAAATGTAATTTCAAACCTCTGTTTACATTACCAACATAAATACTTTTTGCGCTTGTACATATTGCATTAAAATATACATTGGATATATCGTCTTCGCAAATTTGTAATTTTTTGAAATTTCCACGACCTAATAGCCATTTTTCTATTTTACCTCTATCAAATCCAGGTATCGGATCAAAACTTGCAACTGAAAGATCAAATTCTAAAGGCGTATTCATTATGTTCCCATAATGATAGCTTTTAGATCGTCTATATATCCATTCTTCAATCGGCTCCGTAGTGCTTCCAGCATCTGTTTCCGCTTTATCGGATGTTTCAAAGTCTAATATATATAAGCCATATGTTTCGCTCGGAATTTGGTCGTATAAAAATGTTTTACCGTAGAAACTCATAAGCCTCCTTTACTTAAAGGGCTGGTTTTATCCAGCCCTACTTTATACGCTAAAGGAGCTTGCATTTCGCATTATTCCTTTATTTTTAATAATATTCATTAATGTATTAGATACTACATCTTTTATCTCAGGTAATACTGATTTGTCTAAACTTCCTGCAACATTAAAACTTAAATTTATATCTCCTATACTTGTTGATCCAGCAAGAGTATTCGTAAGATTAGGTAGAGTATTATTTATAAAGTTTTTCATTTGAGATTCTGTAGTTACAACTTCGCCTTTAAGAAGTTTTGCATATTCTTCCGATTCTTTTATCTTTGGAAGATTATCCCCTACAACACCGCCATCATGATAAATTCTTATCATACTTGTAGTGCCAGCAGCTTGCCCTGCTTTTAATTTTAATGCTGCAATTTGCTTGTCTAATTCAGCCTTTTCACCATAGCTTTTAGTTGCCGTTACAAAGTCATATGTATTATAAGCCGACAATGCTGATTGTATTTTAGCAGCAGCAGAATCCGCAGCTCTACCAACCCCAGCTAATGCTGTTCCCGCAGTATTAGCATATTCATTCACACTATTACTTGCTATAGCCCACTTATCAATTATATCAGAGTCAATACCACTCCCATATAAACGATTCCACGCTATAAGCGATTGATAAAAACTATCTGTTTTAGCTTGCATCAAATCTATAGCTTCGCTTCGTATAGATCCTTCTTGCTCAAGATATTCTTTTAAAGTATCAATTCTTTCTTGCATTGATTCTTCATAAGCATCATATTCATCATCAAGTGCTTGCTTTTGAATATCATAACTTCTATCTGCCTGAGTTTCGTTTATATCTTCAGTTGCTTTAGCACGCTCTTCTTCTAATTCTAAGCGTCTTTTCTTAGCTTTTTCGCTATTATCAAATTGAAGTTGTAAAAGTTCGTTATCAATGTCAGATAAAATCTTGTTTTTATCAGCAAGATCTTTTTGATAATCTGCTTCTTCTTTTTCTCTATCTAACTTTTCTTTTTGAGCATCTATGATCTTTTTGTAATTATCTAATTCTTCTTCTAATGCATCTATTTCATCTTGCTTTCTTTGTTTAAGCATTTTGATAGTCATATCAAGAAGATCATTATATGCTTCTAAAGCCTTATTAGTTTCGTTTTGAGCACTACCTACATCACCGATAGATTCAGCTAAAGCATTGTTCCAATATGTTTGAGATTGTACTTGAGCAAGCAATGCTTCCGCTATAGATAAATCTGTATTAGCTTGAGTTAATGCAATTCCTTTTGCTTTTAAAACTGCTTCTTCAGAAGCAATTTTTAGTTTTGCGGCTCTTAACGTAGTATATGCTTCAGCACTAACTGCTTCTCCTAAAGCTTTAGCTATATATATCTCTTGAGACTTAGCATTTATAATCGCCTTAGTAGCTCCTAAAGCGGCAGAAGCTTTAGCATATTCTGCTTGTGCTGTTGTAGCCGCTTCTTTAGCAGAAGCTACTGCGGATTCCATTTTAGCAACAAGCAATTCTTTTAAACCATTAACATTTAATTTTATCTGACCATTTTGTATGCTTATTGCTTTTGTATAATTATTAACTCCGTTTATAGCATCAGCAGGAAATAAATCTTTCAATGAAGATATTTGATCTATACCTAAAACATCACCATCTTTTAAAGAAGATAATAAACTTTCTACTCCGTTTACTGCCTTTTGCGCAGCATCATAAGTTGCATCCGCAGACTCTTTTAACTTCTCATAAGAAATTTGTGGGACAATTGGCTTTTCTTCTATTTCTTTTTTTGTATCAGTCCAATATTTCCCTAAAGCTATATTAAAATCGTCAAACGACTGTAACTGTTCTTTAAGTTTACTCTTTTGTTCTTCTGTCAAAATACTCATAGAGTCTATGGTATTTTGAAGATATTCAAGATTAGTATCTTTATATTCGTTTATTTGAGATTGATAACTTTCTATTTCTTCTGGAGATAATATGAAAGTTAATGCTTTCTCTACATCAAAATAATTTTGAGACTCAGATAGTTTATTTTGCCAATAATATGAATCTTCTATTGCTTTATTTAGATCATTTATATTCTTTAGATTATCTTCATATGCTTTAGCATCAGCCTTAATTGATTTTGCCGCAGATAACTGAGATTCTTCTCGCTTAAGATTTATTCTCTCTTGTAATAGTTTATTATAAGCAACATTGCTATCTAAAGAAGATTGATCTATTTGATAATTGCCTAATTCGTCTACTTTCCCTTTTAAATCAGGCAGTAACGTCTTAAGTTCATTTTGTATCTCGTTTAATCTTTTTTGGCTTTCAGCAGATTTATCTGTACTTTTTGTTAGTTCATCGAACTCTTCTTTTAATGATTTTATTCTATTTTTCTTGCTTTCGAGTTCTTCTAACTCAGACGAAACCTTAGTCAAATCTTCTGTCGCTTTATCTGCTTTTTTATTTAAATCATAAACATCTTTTATTGCCGTATATAAAGATCCAATAACTCCTACAAGAGTTAAAACTCCAGCAATAACCATCGGAATTGCTGAAAGTGCACTTGTAAATATATTGGCAAGACTTGTTTTTAGTTGTCCTGCGTCTATAGCTGTTTTTAATGTTGTAAAACTTTTACTTATCCCATCAATAGCGGTAGCTATACTTTCTCTTTTTAAGGATATAAAAAGGGAAAGGGTAGTTAGTATAATAGGAGTAAGTCCTCCCATTTTACTTGTTAAATTTCCAACAGCAGATCCAATATCATAAAACGCTTTGATTGCGCCAGAGTTTATGGTTGCTTGCCATACGGCTTCCCATGATGCTTTAAATTTGTTCATAGAAGCGTTTACACTATCAAGGAATATTTCGTATCTACTTTTAGCAATACCTGCACTACTCGATGCTGTTTCTTGAGCTTTTACTACATCATCCCACCCATCTAAAAGTGAAGCAACAATGTTTATCTGCCTCTGCCCAGCAATTGCCGTTAAAATTTGTCCTTGTGCTACTGTATTTCCTGCTTCACCTAATTCTTTATATTTTACTGCTACTTCTGATAATACAGTGTCCATATCTCTGAATGTATTTAGCCCATCGCGTAATTGTATTCCATTAGCAATAAGAACTTTTTCAACATCATTGATCGCTTCACCTTCGTTATCTATAGCAGCACCCGCTTTCACAGATTCCATTCTGGCAAAAATCGTTTTTAAAGCTTGTCCTATAGTATCCCCTGACTGCTGTGTTCTACTTATTAAAACACCTACGTAAGCAGCCAAATTCTGATAGCTAACTCCTGCTTGTTTAGCCATGCTTGACGCCTTTTGCATACCATTCGCAATGCCCTCAGTGCTGGCAGCTAAACTATTATCCAAACTTACCAATGTATCTACGATCCCAATAGAATCTTTAGCTGAAACATTATAAGCGTTTATAGTAGCAGTTAATTTACTTGTTGCATCAGCCGAATCAATATTACCAAGTTTAGCGAGCATCGTACTATTCTTTAATAGTAGCATTGTATCAGACATTGAACGACCCTGGCGTATCCACTCGGTTGCTCCCTTGGCAACTTCAACCGTGCTACTGCCTAATTCTTGAGCCATATCATTGAACTCATTAGCCATCCCAGCTAATTCAGATGTCGATTGTCCTGTTACAAGACCAATATTTGTTAATTCAGTATTTAAATCTTTTACATACTGAACACCCTCTTTAAAATCTCTTAATATGCCATAAATTGCTCCAGTAGCCAAAGCCCACTGGACAACTTTGCCTATATTTTTTACAAGAGCCGTTGTAAAATTGTCAGTTTTTTCCCTCGCAGTATTAAAACCTTGCTCTACTTTTACCGTTTCTGTTTTAAGAGAAGTGAAAGCGTTTCTTATATCTTCTGTACTTGCTTTACCTTGTCTGAAAGCATCTATGAGATTTAGCAGTTTATTTTCTGCAGTAGTCATCTCGTTGCTACCTATAGAAAAAGCGTCTTTATGTTTTACCTTTACATCGTCTAATGTAAGTTTATATCCATCAGCTAAATCATTTAACCTTTTTTGCTTTAGAGACGCATCACCTATAGATTTTTCGACACTTTTAGCATTGGTGATTACTTGCTCACCATTTTCACCAATTTCCACAGTGTATTTATCAATTGTTTTTATACCCTCTGCAACTTTATCTACAGATACGGAATATTTTTGGATCTTTGTATCATCAAAAATTTTGCTTACACTTACATTTTCGCCTAATCCAGCGAAACTTGCTCGTATTTTATCAACTTCTGCTGACATTGTAGACATTTTATTAGCAGCATCTGTAAAATCAACTCCAGCAGCGATTCTGCCAGACGCTTTCTTTTTAATTTGATCTATTTTATCTATTATTTGACCAGCACCTACTAAATTCATATCAAGATTAATTTTCAAACCTTTAGTTTGCCGGTTTATTTCTTCCTGCGTCATTTTTTGTATTACTGCTTTTAGCAATACGCTATAATTATTGCCCCCCGTAGCCATAAATATTACCTCCTATTCTTGAGATATATTATCCTTTTACTAGTTGTATTCCTAATTTCCCAAATTCTGATTTTGTATATTTATCAAATAATTTCTCTATACCACCTTTGTCAAACATATCAGTAATAAATATATCCCAGTAAGGTTTTCTTGGTTTATCTAAATCAGAATCAGTATTTAATATGTCTGCAAGTTCTTGTCTTAAGTCACCTGATTCTGGATCACCATGCAAAAGAGTATTTGGATCGTAATCCATAGATTGCCAGTCATAATAAAGTTTAGATATAAATTTATTTAATTTCTGATTTATATTACTAAATGTAAAAGCATCTAAAAATTGATAAGTTGGGTATCCTGTTTTATTATAGTAATCGTGGTTAGGAAGCTCTCCATAAGTATATTCAACAATATAATCTTCTAATACATATAGCATATCTAGTACAACTCTTCTAACAATTTCTCGAATTGTTCCTGAAAAAACTTTCAATAATTCTTCATCATTTTTTATCACTAATGTACAGCCTCCTTTCAATATATAAACTCAATAAATAAATGTTATTTCTGTTCTTGGATCTTCTTTGGAATAATTACCTTTTATTGTAAGCGATTCCACATGATTAAAATCATCATCAACCAGAAGTCCAGATACAGTAAACGAATCAAATAAGTTTTTTGGCGTAAAGTTATCAGCATCATGCCGGTGCTTCGTTCCAAAAAAATATTCAATTATGATCTTGCATTTATCTAATTTTCTATTTTCTAAGTTGTAATATTTGACAACCCACGATCCAAATTCTTTCCATGCTTGCTTTTGTGCATTCATTTTGAATCTTGGCATAATCATCCACTCATTCAAACTTGGTGGAATAGGACTATCAATAATTATTTTCTTTCTTTTAGGATATTTATCAAAATAATATTCATAATATTTCGATAATAATTCTTTATTTATTACAATTTTTATTTCATTTTTCATTAATTTCCTCGTAAATTTTAGTTAAAAAACATCATAAAACTATCTTTTTATGTAAAAAAAATAAGCACACGATGTCATATCGTATGCTTATTATTTACCCAAAATATTATCATAAGTTTTAATTTTAAATTATCTCTTTCCTATAAATCCAGAGACGCATAAAAGTATGCTTAAAATTACAAATCCTATCATTACAATTATTATATATTCCATATATAATCTTTTACTTATACGTCTTCTATTAAAGGTTCATTCCCATCGTGCTGAGCTATCCAAAAAGGCTTATATACTTTTTGCCAAATATATCCGTTAGCTTCTTTAGTTTCATCACCTTTTAAGAATACTTCTCCTTTTGTAGCATAATATAGAAGATCGCCCGCTGGAGTATATCTTACACCGGCAGTATCAGCACATACTCGAATATTATGTGTTAATTTATTTTCTTCTGTCGGAACAACTATAGTATCACTTGTATCGGCAACTTCTTCTATAGGATTTTGGATATTTATAGTATTTTCATTTCCATAATCAAGTATATACGATGTTGGATCAAAAAATTTGTTATTCGTATCTCTTACTTCAAAATGGAGATGAGTACCTGTAGAAAACCCAGTTGTTCCCATTATTCCAATAATCATACCTCTTGTAATTTCAAATCCTATAGGGAAATTAACTTCTGTAGAAAGATGAGCATATAAAGAATATCCCCAACTATGTTTTATTTTAATATAATTGCCATATCCTTTTGCATCAAATCCTACCTTTTCTACAGTGCCATCGTCACAAGAACGTATGTTTCTATCATCAGAATAATAATCTATACCGCCATTATAAGTAATCTCAGGGTGTTCTGAAGCATATTGCAGATGGTCGTTATAAGTATAAGTTACTTGATAATTACCTCTAACAGGTCTTTCTATATTTTCCATTATACCTCCAGTCTTAGCTTACTTTATTGTGCCAAACCTAATAAATAAAAAAGCTAATGCAACCGTTTGAGTAACTATTGCTCCTATTATACATAATAGAATTGCCCATAATTTGCTATTAACTTGAGTTTTTCTTTCCTTTTCTTTCTTTTCATCTTTAAGATGCTCATCAAGTTTTGTACCTAATGTATAGCAACTGTCTGTAATCCTATTTTCTAAAACATGATAGTTATCTGCAAATTTATTCTCTAAACTATGATAATTTTCTAAAATTCCAGGTTTACCATTACCAAAGAACGCTTTATCTAAACGATCAACTACATTTTCAATTACCGATAATCTTGAATCGATTTTGCTAATAATAAAAGCCATATCAATAGTTTCAGCATTTTGTGGATCTGACATAGTTTCTCCTTTTATATGCTGAATTTTATTCGATGTTTTTTTCTATGGGCGCAGCAGAAGCCTTGCTTGCATAAACAGCAGCCTCAATACTTCCGTCTATAATGCTCTTAAGTTTTTCATCTTCAGTATTGATACCTGCTAATTTTAATGCATCATATACGTATTTAGTAGCAGCATCTTTTTTAGCCTGTCCTTTTTCTATTTTGCCTATTGCATTCAACTGCTCTGCATATTGATAACCCCTTTGGCAATATTCAATAATCTTATCAATAAGAGGCAAATATGATGTATTAGGTACAAATGTTTGTAAACTATCCACAACTTTATCCGCAGCATCTAAACCACTGGAAACAAGTTCCATCGTTTTATCAACATCAAACCCTTTTTTCTTTAAATAAGGAAGCAATAAAACTAATACTGCAAACACAGCCAGCACAACACTAATAATAATCAATAAATCTTTAATTTCCATTTATTTCTCCTTAATCAATAACATTAAAGTTATAATTCGGATTCATATTTTGCTGGGCGATTATGCTTATTTATAATCAATTTTTTATAGCCACATTCAATACATTTTTCATAATCTTCAGAATAACTTATCCCATCCTTGTCTTTACTAACTTCAGTGACTAATTCCAGCGTTCCAAAACATTCTGGACATTTCCTTTTTAAAGTCTTTCTAATTTTTCCCATATAATACTTATTCTTCTTTAGCTTTACCTTGCTTTTTTGTTAGCTTTTTTTCTTTTAATTCTATAGGAGCATTTTTTAACTCATCAGTTTTGTCTTGAATAGATTTTAGTAATTTACTAATTCCTTCTTCAGATAAATCTAATGTACCAATATAATTTATAAGATCTATAGTCTTATTAGCAAGTTTATTTATTGAATTACCAATACTACGCTTTTGATATTCATAATTAACAATATTTTTCAAATCTAAAATAAAATCATTATAATTATCTATATTATTTTTGATTAAATCCCATAAGCCACCATTTACAATATTATCAAAATTTTCCACATCATAATCAACATTCGTATTCGATGATAAAATTCCAATAATCATTGACCATTGTGCCTGATAGTAATTTTCACATATATTAAATTCTTCATTAAATAATGTTTCAATATAATTTTTAGATAAATCTAACTTGACTTCTTCTTTTAAATATGGTAATATGATTATATCATTTTTCTGAAATTCAATAATTTTTTCTTTTTTGCCTTCAAAGGGAAATTTTACTTTATTTTCGACTTTTTTACCTTCTAAGGGAAACTTTTCTTTCATGTTTAAATTTTCATCCTCTTTATTTGGGGAGGGGATTAAATCCCCTCCTTCTATTTTTTTACCTCAAAAAGTTTGCATACTTTACCAGTACTATCCGTACCAGCCTCAAAGCAATTAAGTTTTTTACACCATTTTGCAAACTGGCAAGCATTTCCTTTGTTACTTTCATGAAAGCATATAAAGAAAATACCCGTTTCACCTTTCGGCGTTATCTGCTCGCCGTATTTGCATATCATAGCAATTACGCAACATTAATCATTACATAATCAACAAGCGATCCACTCGGATAATTCACATCGATTCGGATTGTTTCATCAATTGTAGTAGAGCTTGCTGAAGTACTAATTAAACCTGTAGTAGCTCCTACTGTAATTCCAGATCCTGAACTACCAGATCGCGTAAATGTACAATCAGAAGTAATATTTGTATTTGCATACACGCCACCTCTAATGCCTAAAACGCTAATCTGTGTAGATTCGGCTGTGCCCTTAGCCCAAGAAATTGTGCTTGGAACAGCGGCAATACTGGAATAAGTAGTTGTTGAAGAAACAGGAATATATGTAACTTTAGCATAATAATCGCCAGATGTACAATCATTAGCTGTAGAAACAAGTGCTTTACCTTCTAATGTTTCATTGCTAACACCATCGGCAGCAAAGTCTAAAGTGTAATTACCAGCAACTTGGAATCGCGGAACATTGATTTGCAAGTATTTCTTAACAGTTGTCTGATCACTTGCTCGAATTTCAGCGATTAATGTAAGGTCAACAATTGAAGGAGGCTTTACGGATTCAATAGTAATCTGATCAGCACTCTTGCTTGTCACATAGACAGCAGTAACAATCTGACTATTTGCTCCACTAACTGTAATATTTTTGACAGTAGGTGTTACAGTTTGAATAGAACCATCAGCTAAGAACACTTCGACATTACCAACTGGAGTAAGCGTAATCACGCCAGATCCTGAGGATGATAATGACACACAATCGGTTTGAAGAACATTAACTGCCCCTGTAGAAACTGTTGCTCCAGCATTTAACGCTAAAATTGTTTCTGTAAAAATTGCTTGATTGACTGTAATTCCAAGCTCACGAGTATGATAGTAGCTATAGATTAGAGGGTTGTTAATACCAGCTCTAACATCTGCACTACTCATACTAAGATTAAAAGCAGAACTAATATTAGCCTTTCCGTAAGCAATCCCCGCCTTAGTTTGCGGATCTCTTAATATTACATCTGCAACTGAAACTAAAAATTCATTTGTCATAATTTTATTTTCTCCTTTTAAGTAGATATTATTCCATCGCTGTTGGCATCAAAACCAGAGTCTTTCATAAAGCTCTTCGCATCAACCAAAATTGAAGCATAGCGTGATTTCGCGTTTTCGGTATGAGTAAGATAATGAGCGATTAATTCTTTCTTATTTTTTGATTGTATTTGTCCACTAATTTCCAAAGGTTTTAGCAATTTATAAGTAAGAAGCATCGTTTCTCTCTCAAACCGATTCTTATATTGATATAGCGATAATTCGCCAACCTCATTTTCCGATAATCCGGTCATAGCACAAAAAGTATATATTTCATCTTTTAAATCAAGAGAAATATTGTTGTTCATAAATTCTAATCTTTTTTCTAACTCTGGATTATAAGATTCTATATAATCTAAGCTCGATCCATTTTGCTCCAATATGATTTCACGTATATCATCAAATTCTTGTTCATTAAAATCAGAATTTTCTATAAATATACGAAAACTAAGTTTCTCAAAAGGATCTTCAATTTCTTTTATTTCTTTGTATCTAATTTCAACATTTTCAGATTTTGTAACTTCTTGTAAAAGTGTTGCTAAATCTTCAATTAGATTTATATCTTCATATGCTTGTTGGATCACATAAAACAGAAATTTTAAGTAACTCATTCTCAAAACGGTTCTGTCTGGAATATAGTTTTTTGGATGCCACATTAATCGTTGATATTTTTCTTTCAATTCAATTTGATTTAATTTTATTGGATAAAATTTTATACCCTTATATATTTGTGGCAAACCAAAAATATCATTTTCTGGTTTATATATTTTTTTTACTTTATTATTCATTATCCAATCCAATTCGTCATAACAACCATATTTCCTCTATAAGGAATATTACCTCCCATAGAAGTTACCATTTTACATCGGGCACTTGCTCTCGAATCAAAATGCAATCTTCCTAAATATCCTACTTCTGCTCCATTAAAAACTTCTATAATTTGCTGAGAAAGTACTTGTAATCTCGATTGATAATTGCTTAAAGTTGATATAGAAAAATGCGTATATATTTCAAATCCCATAAAGATTCTCCCATATATATGATTCGTAGGAGTTAATTCAATAGGTGTTATTCTTAAAATAGATATTTTCTCATTTATTGATTGATCCATTCCAAAATCGAAGAATATTCTAAATCTTGAATAATCGGGATCTAAATCTCCATTATTTACCATTTCACCTTTTTCTTTTACCGTAAGATTAGGGTGTGCGCTATCATTTTTATAAGCATCTTTATCATTATATTTTAGCAATTTCCATATTAGCTCATTATTATCCATCATATATTTTACGCAATTGTACGATATTAAAGGATAATCTTCATATTTATTGTATACATCTGCTCGCATATCTGTCATATTTACCACCTTCCAAGTAATGAAATTTCAAATATTCTGCTTCCAGAACTACCAGAGCATAATATATTTAAGGGATAGTCTAAATACATTTCTGTATTATCTACTTTGAAAGTGTTATCACTTAAGACAGAAAAGTCATAATATTGTTGAGGGACATTATTATCTGCTATGGAAAATACAAAACTCCCTGATATAATGCTACTACCACTATAATAACGAACGTCAAACGTTTGTGATTCTCCCTCTAAAATTTCTCCATTATTAGGATTAACTACAATCGCGCTTACTGCTGAAGAACTTCCAGATGTAATATAAAGATATCTGTCTGCTATGCCATTTACTAAGTCATCTAAACTTTCATTCACATAATCAATTTCCATTTTCAATTCAAGCAATTTAGAGCTATTATTATCATAGGTACTTGTATTTAGAAAATTGCGTATACCTCCCCCTGCAACTCTAAAGGCTACCCATTTATTCTGATTCCCGATAATAAATCTTCTGTTTTCTGTAATCGTGCTCGTTTTGCTATTCTGTTGCAAATAAACCTTTATTGCACCATTTGGTGTAACTAAATTATCAGAAGACATATTATTATCAGTGCCTGCTATTTCATATTCTATAGCACAGGGTTCGGAATATACTGAAGATCCAGAAATAGACATCCATCGCAAAACATTATTACATCTCCTGACTGTTAAAGAAGAAGTTAGTGTTTTTATATTTTCAAGATTCCATCCAATCCATGTATTATCTGAAAAAACATATTTTTTGCCAACAAATACTTCGTGAGTAATATCTGGAAATAAAATCCTTTTAAAATCATCGCCTAATCTTGTCTGTGTAAGCACATCCAAAGCAGAGGTTATTCTTACTTTGCTTGTTACAAATGATCCTGATCCTATTATATTTTCTTCTTCTATATAATAAATATCTGAACTAACATCAAATAGATCAACTACAGACGCCTGAAAATGATCTATTAATACTGCAGAGGCGCTCATGTTCTCGTTAGGCATAGGGTAATATTTAAGTCCCATCCATTGCACCTCCTTAGTAAACTGTGGTATCAAACATCTGATTATACCAATTGCCAAAATTGGTTCTTTTATATGAATAATTTATCAATGCTTGACTTATTTCTTCTTGTAATGCGGAGTAATAATCTTGTTTGGACTTCAAATTCTGTGCCGCAGAGAATGTTTTAAAATCTCTATCACTAATAACATTGGAAATTTGCACAAGATCCTTAATTGTCTTTTCAAGCCAATATTTAGTCATTAATAATGATAGCATAACTTTATTTGGAATATTCAAATCTTCTGTAAAATATCCAATATTGCTCCCTGAACTTGTAACATAAGTTAATGTTTGATCTGCAAAATCAGAAAATTCATTAATTGCAAAAATCAACCAAGGCTCAACATAGATTGTTAAAGTAGAAGATCCAGAAGAAGAATATACAACGTCAAGTTTATGATCTCTTATTCGTGATAAAAATAAATCAACTATATCAGAACTTTGTGTAGACAAATTTTCCTCCTTTCTATCGTTGTAATAGAAGAGAGTACCACTTTGACGCGATACTCTCTGTTGTAGTTTAAAATTTATAAGGTTTATCTATTAGTTTTTGATATAAATCAATTCTCTCTTTCACATGCAAATCTATATCTTGTGTTAAGGCAAATTGATAGCCAATATCTTCAGCTCTTTCTTTGTAAATGGAAAGATTATCTATAGCATTAGAAATTGCATTTTCCCAATTTTCTTTTCCATTCTCTGTAAAAGAGCCATACTCACGTAAATGGTTATAATTGGGATAGTCAGATGCAACAAAAGGAACTTTCAAAGCTAAGCATTCCAAAGGTTTAATTTGGCTTCTTCGTTTATCATATTCACCAGCTAAAGGAATTGTACAAATATCAATACTTTTAATTAATGCGGGATATTGTTGATCTGGGACAAAAGCACAAAACATTTTTTTATTATCTGCAATATCCAGTTCGTCATAAACTTTCTTATCACCTGTAATAAGCACTTTTACATTAGGATATTTCTTGCATATTTTTCTATATGCCATCATAATCCCCGAACCTGCAAATGAATATCTATGTGATAAACTTCCTGACCATCCAATCCAGATTTCTTTTTCAGAATGAGGGAATAAAGGTTTTACATCTTTATATCTATCTATTACTATATTATTATGAATGAAATACGTATCATTCCAGTCAGCCCAATCATCGCATAATGCTTGTGATACCGTCTGTAAGCCTTTACTCATATGCACACCCCATTCCAATTGTATTTTCGGAATAGGGTTTATATAATTTATAAATTCTTCGCCTTTTTCATTCTTTCCTTTTATCTCTCCAAATTCCCAAAAATTATAAGCAGGATTGTCTTTATGCAATTTTCTATAAGCATCATCAAATATTACACCAATACTTTTCCCACGAACTTTCCAAAACATCATCATTGTTAATGTATCTTGAAATAAATTTCTTTCAACCATAATAATATCTGCTTTAGAGCAAAGTTCTTGTGTTTCAGGGGAATTTCTTATAAATTCATTTATATGTATATACCGTGCAGTATGAACTCCTGTCTTATTAATAGCATTCGTTGGATTTATACAATTGTGCAAGCTGCAATTAAATTCATGCGGTAAGTCCGCATATATATAGAGTACAAAAATAATATACCTCCTATGTTATATTATTTGAGAGTTAATTATTCTGACTCTTTCATCATATTGTCTTTTATTTCTACACTTGCTTTTGCTTTTTCGACAATATTAACTCCACTAACTCGTGATAATTTATCAATCAAATTATAATCAACAGGCTCATTGTTTATTATTTTCTTGATAATAAATTTTACAATCACTTCTTGCTGTTTCGGGTTAGCTTTCTGAAATAAGGATATAGCCGCTTCATCATTATTTAAAATCTTTTCAATTTGTTCTTTTGTCAAGATTTTCTTATAAGCGTCCTTTTTGCTTGCCATTGCAACTACCCTGTCATCTAATATGTAATAATAACCAGCTTCCAAAAAGTTTCTATGATGATTATTTATCTCCATAAGATCACTATATAGAATATCCTGCGTTTCGCCAAATTCCTCAAAACTAAAAGTTTTCCCTAAACCGTGATCTCGTGTTGATAAATTTAATTTATTATCTATTAAACTCATAACCTTAATATATTCATTAGGCTGAACTGTATTGACAATATTAGGATTAGGTTGATACTGTTGCGGAATTGTATCATGAGCATTGTTCATCATTGTTTGACTTTTAATAACTTCCAATTCCTTTTTTAACGATTCAATTGTTTCAGACAAGTTTTTAACTAATAAACTATCAGCAGTTAATTGATTTACTTCCTCATTATTTGTTTGTGCTTTTGTAGTTTTACGTTTAGAAACGACCTTGTCTAAAGACTCGGATTTTGTTTTCATTTTTTCTCCTTACGCTATAGCGTAGTTTATAATATAAAGGGTGGATAAATATCTAATCTATCCACTCTTTATTGTTCTTGATAAATTAAGATAGTAGATATTTAATATCTACTATCTTGTCATAATAGTACACAAATTACAGAGTAATGAGTCCGCCTACACTCGAAGTATGCACACCCGTTTTCCAGAACTTAGTTAATGTATTGGTCTGAGTGAGATTAGCATTAGCATATACATCGGATGTATTTGACATCATAGTTCCACCTATAACGCATTTAACAATTTTATCGGTACTAGGAGCAACAATCCATAAAGAAGTATCACTGAGCAGAGTACTAAACGGAGTTTCCCAATTTGCTACCTGAGGAAGTTCTAATGTTGACATTGAACCTATTTGCCTTACATAACCTAATTTTACAAATGGGCTTTCAATATCATAACGATAGTTACCATCATCAGGAAAAACCTTGGACAAGGCAACTTTTGTACCGATCATAATAGGCTGAGCACCACCACTGAAAGCCTGAACTTTAGCAGCAAGTTTCATCATATCTTCCATTGTGTAGCCTGTTACCTGCAATCCGGTTGTAGCATCTGTGCTTAAGGCTGACATTGCGGCAGCAAACGCATTATAAATATCTTTATACATTTCGGTTTCGATTGAGCGCAGACATTTCGTGACAAATATGCCAAGAGATTCCTGTCCAGTTAAAACACGGAACAAAGATACATATGTTGAAACCATATGAGCTTCAGGATTCAAAGTAACCTGACGTTCAAAGCCCTTATGAAGTTCAGCTTCGCGCATACCCATACGACCAGTTTTGGTTACTGGGAACAGATCACGAGAACGAATATCAAAGATGGCAGTTTCGCCCCAACCAACAGTACGAACTTCGCAGAAAGCAGAAGTTCCATCAATAATTGTTTGAGGAAGAACCGCATCAATTAATTGAGTTTCAATATTGCCAATAGCCCAGTTAATCATAGGATGGTTAGCCATTTGAGAAGGAGGCATAGATGTTACATCAATTCCTGAAAGTTTTGATACTTCTTTCAGAATAAGTTTCCCGAGGGCTTCCTCTTTTTGAGAAAAGCTAATCGGGTTGCCATCCTTGCCTGTTTTAGCATACGGATACTGTTTAGTGCCATTCTCTGAACGATAGTGGTTCCAGAAATCAGCAAAATTTTCAAACAATGCTACAGATTCGTCATCTCTGCAAAAAGAGATAACGCTTTTTGGTAATTTAGTCATATTTTATTCTCTCCTTTTTTATTATTAAAATATTAATTAGTCAGGTAAAAACATGACTGTAATTATGCTTTATAAGCTTCTAGTTGGAATGCCACTATTCTTCCGTCACCAATTGCACTAGCTGACGCACAAGGAATATAAGTGGTTTTTAAATATTTCAAGCATTCGCCAGTAGACGGCGCAGCAGCCCATGCCCATTTAAAGTTACCAGTATCGTCAGGAACAGCATAAGCCTGAGGAGTTGCAGAGTCAAATGCTTCCGCAGTCAAAGTAATAATATCAACATTTGGCTCAAGTCTGAAAGCTGTAAAGACTTTACAAGCTGAAGTATAGAAATCCTGAATATTTCCAAGACCGTTATAAATATTATCCCCAGCAGTAGCAAAAGATAACTCAGGTTCACATGCGATCCAGAGTCGAGTCTGGCTTGCACTTGACGGAGCTGTGGCTAAAAAGACTTCTCCTTCACCGGAAACACCTGTTTTTTGATTCAGGACAAAAATGTTTCCATTATCGATCGGTGAAGCACAAATTACAGGACGAAGCCGAGCATCAACATTTTTGGCTTCAACTTTACTCACTATTAAAACTGCATGATTTGCCATATTTTAAATTCTCCTTTTATATATATAATTAATAGGCTTTTAGTTAAAGCCAACCGTTTTCGAAATTACTTTCTGATTTAGGGCTGTTAAGCCAAGGCATAGCAACTCTATTAATACCATCAGAAGGTTTCTTGTCTTTAGTATAAGAAAATGCGACTGCTTTAACTTTATTTTTCCAAGCATCAATATTTTCTAAACTAAAATTCTTACTATCTTCTCTGTACTCTGCAATCTTATCTTTTGGCATAGTATCACTAACTTCAGAAAGTGTAGCTTCTATTTCGAAAGCAAATTGTTTTGCTTCAATATCAGCTTTAAACCCTTTCAGAACTTCGTTTTCAGCTAAATAAGCTTCTTTATCTTTTTCAGCCTTTTCTGACATTTCGCATAACTTCGCATATAGCATTGTAGAAAGTTTCTGAAAATCCATATTGCCAGAATCATTTCTTTCAACAAGATATTTATAATCTTCAGTTTCAGCTTCTAAGATTTTAAGCATCGCTGCGACATCAAGGTTCCCGTCTAAAGACATTTTTTCTTCTTTGTCTTCTTCTTTATCTTCCTGCTCTTCTGTTTCTTCTTCTTCATCTTTTTCTTCTATTTCTGGCACTTCTTCTTTTGGTTCTTCTTCGAAGTCTTCTGTTTCTTGAGCTTTATTTTCAGTGGAACATACTAAATCTTTGTTTAAAACTTCATCTTCTTTATCCACAAATATTTCCTCCTTATCAGAGTCATCAGTTTCGCTTTCTGACATATCCTCTTTATTTTTTACCCATCTATTATTTTCAATATGATGAGATTTTTTGAACTGCGATTTAGCAATAGCATAGCCATTCTTTTCTTTACTAACTCCTATACTATCAGCAACTTTTGCTATCTGATTGACTTGGTCTAAAGTTAAAGGAACTCCGTCTATCTCTTTCATGTTTTTCGGAGCATCTTTTAAAGATGTATAAGGAAAAGTTATAATTTCACCTTCCGAAAAATAAGGAGATTTCCGATTGTCAATCTCATCTATAGATTCTTTAATTTTTTTCATCCAAACACGTCCTTCTTCTCCACCATAAAATTCAGAAGTAGCATCATCAGGAGTAGTCTTTTTATTAAAGAATTTAGCCATTAATCTGATTTTTTCTGGATTAATCTTTTCATTATTTATTAGAAATCTCGCTATTGAAAGGGAAGCGCTATTTGCATTAGTTCCATGTGATTTATAGGATTCCAGCGCTTTTTTCGCTTTATTCTTTACGCTTTTAGGAATAGTAAAATCAATATCACTATATTTATCTGAAAATTCTTTAGCGTATTCTTCTTCATACTCTTTCGCAAATTGTAAAACCGTTGCTCTCGCCATTGGAATAGCTGCTTTTACACGGCTACCAAGTATAGTAACTGCTTCAAATTTATAGTCAGTTAATTCTTCTGATCCGTCATCATTCTCTTTTGAATCCAGCACAGTTAATTCTACAGATACTGGCTTATCACCATCTCTTTTGAAAAAGTCTAGAAGCTTTCCAGAATATTTCTTCCACACGATTGAGAGCACAGATAGCATCGTTCGCCCATCCTCTAATTTTTTACTTATTATTTCTGAACTTTCAGGAATAACACCACAAGGAACTTCTTCTGGATCGTGAGTCCCTATATCGTCAGAAAAGCAATCATATTTCCAAACTACAGGACAATTCTTTATAGTATTAGAGGTTTTTTTAAGAGTTTCTTCGGATACATATAAATGATGCAAATTATCTCCAGAAGCAAAAAAATCTAACAATATGGTGCTAAATGAAGAATCAGGATCTTCTTTTATAAGTTTCGCATCTTCTACAGTAAAACTTAATTTTTCATTCACGCAATATTACCCCCTTTCTAAAAGATATAACAAGATATCTTTTAAAGTTTTCTATTTAATTCTATCAAATTTAATAGCCAATTTTACCCAAAAAGGGGATAAATTTAGAATTTCTTTAAATAGATCAGTGTCTGCAAAATAATAAGAATTCCCTTTCCTCGAAAGTAAAGGGAGATTTCTTTCTAAAAAATATTTTGCAACTAATTTATTACATTCTATTTTATTGCTTATTTTTTCAGGATTTACTATATACATATTAACTCCAATTAGAAACAATATCTGGGAGAATTATCATATCAGCAATATCATGATCAAATCTCATCCAGTCGTTGTTATACGCTTTCCCCTTATCAACCAATAAAATACATTGATTTGTAATATGTGATAGCATCTTAATAAATTTCAATAGAAAAGAAGCAGTAGTAATATCTTCATCCTCAATAGCTAAATTATAGGACTCATAGCATAATGATTCTAAATCCGTCATAAATTCCAATATCTTCTCAAAGAACTCTTGCGGACTTCTATAGTCTGTATCGTCTAAAGGCGTAAATCCATAAACTGTAAGGCAATTTCTTTCAGACTGATATTCTGAAACAAAATCAGCTATTTGTGGAAATAGATGCGCTAATTTTTCATGTAGAATACCGCTCGTTTGATTCATTACGAATTTAACATCAAGTACGCTCATCGCTCTATCGCAAACCCTGTTTCCAATAAAGCATTTTGTCACAATATCATTCAGTTTTGAATTAATTCTATCTGTAATCAAAGGCATAATCTTCCTCCTTCCTCAGGAAGTAATTCAAGCTCATTAGAACGCAATGTAGGTTACAACATCGCCTGAAGCTAAAGGTAAAGGAGAACCACTTACACCACTTTCAACAATAATAGTTCCAGCCACAGATCCAGAAGTCCATTTTGCATTAATAATTGGGCTGCCACTACGTAAATCTTGGCCAATAAAGCCCGTTACTTTTGCTAAACCAGTAACTAAAATAACTTTACTTGCAGAAGCTTCGCCAGATGTTACAACATGACTTGCAGAAACAGTAGCATTAGACTGTAATGTTGCAATACTGGTAGCAAGTGTACCTGTAGAAGAAGAAGCACTTGTAATCAGGTCGGAAACTATAGTACCAAGTAAAACATCTTTCGATGCTCTATTCATTTTATTTAAATTCTTTTTTTGTGATGCACTAATACTCGTCATTATTTATTCCTCCATTTAATATGAAAAATCCTAATACTCGGAGCCAAGAATTATTTATTCCCGTTAAGTATTAGGCTTATACTACAATATATTATTGTAGCTATTTATTTGCTTTTATTTTTGATACGTTAGAGCCTAAAGATCGTGTGCTTTCTCCGCTTTCAGACAATTCATCATCTGATTCTTCAGGTCTTCCCCTATTATCTTCAGAATTAGCACTTTGTTGAAAAGCTGAAACAATAGGCGTCAAATTATTTGTCCATCCATTAACGCGCGCTTCATCGAGTTGCCTCTGGAATGTAATCGGACTTTTCCCAATAGCAGTAGCTATAGATTGAGGTAAAACTATACCCATTTGCGCCAGCTTCATTACATTATCAAGTCTACGCTGACGGTCTAAGTATATATTAGATCCTTCCAGTTTTATAGAAAACTTATAATTCTTTGTTCTCTTATTGATTTGATATTCAAGGAACTCCTCAAAGTAAGGATAGATTTCCTGTGCCGATAATACATCTGAATCAGACGAAAGCATAGTTTCAATCGTATTCATACGATGATCGCCACCAGAGTACAATAAATTTGTGTTGACACCAGATGTACCTAATGTATTTCTTGTCCAACTGGATTGTATATCATTGCTACCATTAAACTCTACTCCGCGAATAGAATTTAAAGGTGCTACCGCTACATTAACCGCTTCATCTATTGCCGATTTTAATAATTGCAAGAAATGGCTTAATAGCTCTGGCGATATAGCTACAGAATCTTTTACGCTTGCTTTTGTATCCTTATTTAAATAAGGAACTTCTCCTGTCAATAATTTAACTGCTTGGCTTGCATAAGAATTCCTTTGCAATGCCCTAATGAAATTTTGATTAACTAAATCAGGAAATAGCCCAGCAAAATAAGGAACACGTGTCGCAATTGTCGGATTTAACTTCCAAGACCAGAATCCATCAGCAGGACTACAATCTGCATAATACACCCAAGTATTGCTACTTCTGTAATCAATATCTATTGATGGATTATAATCTGTAGAACTTTTAGTGATTATCTTATTATATGTTTCTTTAAATATCTTTGGATATAAATCTAAATCTATACCCTGTCTTAGAAAGAAGGAATAATCAAAGCTAAATAATAAACCATAATCCCATCGACCAGTAATAAGACAATAATCAGGAGGAAGTTGTTGTAATATATATTTCTCCCCTTCATCTCGCAATACACAAAAGTAAGAATCAGTTCTATAAAGCTCTTTAGTTACTCTAGCAAATTCACTTTTATGATCAAAGGAATCCATAAATTTAGACATTATATCTAAATCTTTTTTATATTTAGTTGATTTATAATTAGACTCATCTCCGATATTCATACAAGAATAAGTCCAATCCCAAGATAATAAATCTGACATATAGCCAAGTAATCGTCTATAAGGCGTACTACTAATTTCAAAAGATTCAGACATTGCAAGCAAAGTCTTTTCTGATTCTTTCGGATTTTCTAATGCTTTGGAAATACTATCCGAATTAACTTTTGTACCAGTAGATGATAAACTTATATCTTTTAAACGACTATTTAGCAAAACAGGGTTAAAAACGTTTGGATATAATCCTGTGCGTTCAGAAAGCCTTTTTGCATAATTCAAAGCAAATAATATTTCTTCTTCAGTCGATAGGACTCCTTCTTCTTGTATTTTAGTTGTTTTATTCTTTGCCAATTATTTATACCTCCTTTCGCTGAAGGTCTACATAAAATTTACCTTTTATACACATTTAATTATCCTAATCTTTTACCATACTTTTGTTATACTAGATAAAAATTCAAGATCACTCATACTATTATCTTCTGTTTCTTTCAGTAATTCTTGATCAAAGAAAGATAATACCCAGTTGCAATAAGAAATTGTAGAATATCTATCTTTATAGCATCCTGATTTTTCAGTCAATTTAACTCTACCATTAATCAAGCTCATATCAAGATTAATACATTCGCCAATCATAAGCCCAGTGTTTATATATGGATTAAGAAAGAAAGCTGTCAGTTCAGAATCATTAACGTTGTTTGTAAATTCTTTTACATTCTTAATTAAAAATTCTTCTGCTTCGCCATCTGAAATTAGAAAACTCCATAATTTCTTTTGTAATGAAATCCTAAAAGCACTTGCCATTTGACTATTTAATTCCAAAGTTGCCGATATAGGAAAAATAACTTCCATAGGGTTCAAACTTCGGGTATGGTCTTTCCTTAATTCATACTTTTTGTCCTGATTAATAAATGTAAATTCATCTCCAACTACGCCCAATGCCGGATGTGTAATTCCTCTGTCTTCACACAAAGTAGGTTCTGTTAATGAATCAAAAACGCCTCAATTTTGTTGTCTATATAGTTTTTTATCTATATATTCTAATAATTTTATTCTTATTAGTTCGGCGTAAATCTTTATCTTTTTTGTAAAAATTGGTAGTTATATATTTATTTTTTAACATATCAACTCCTTTAAAAAAGATATCGCGGCCTCTTGCTATCATTATATTCTCTGTTAGAGTTTCAGATAGTACGCTCTGCCCCTGAATAAACAATTTAGATTATTCTTCGGTTCGGATTGGCATCTCAGCTTTCCCGTTTAATTCCGCAATTTATTACCTCAAAGTCACCAATGAGGAGGACAATTTAATTTATCCCAGCGTTTTGTACATCAAGTACAATATAATCAGCATTAAAATCAAAGAATATATCCTTTATCCTTCTTGCTTGCACTCCAACATCCCTACCTTTAAATGATTCGATGTAAACAAGATGACGCTCATATCCCTTGTTTAAAAGAGGGATAGCGCGAATGCATAAGATAATACTGTTATCATTTGCTTTATTTGTTCTTGTAGCAATATCTGCCGCAACAAATCGAATTTCACCATCAACCTTTTTTAAATCATATGGATTTTTCTTTAAATCATAATTATCATCTTTTTGAGGATAAAACGCTCTTTTCAACTTTCTTGGAAATAAACTTGGTTTGAAATAACTTTTACCGCTTGATCCACTTGGAATATTCAAATATTCCATTTGTATAGAAACTTCATCCATGTCTCCCATTTCGTTTCTGATCATAGATTCTGTCTTTATATTGTGGTATAATGTTATCAAATAGTCAAACGCTAAAAAGTTGGCTGTTTCATCCCCCATAACCATTCTTTTTATGCAAGATTTTACATAAGTATACCAATATTCTGCACTATACCATGCTGAAGTTATATAAGAAATTCGGCCTTCTTCTTTTAATTCAGGAATATTTTCATATATTGGATTTAATCTATAAGGAGGCGTTCTAACTTCCAAAAAAGGCTTTATAACTTGTTCCAATATTTGCTTTGGCACTAATCGAGATTCCTCTATTAATATATAATTAGCGCGAGCACCTCTTGCACTATCAGAACTCGGCAATGTTCTTATTGTGCTGCCATTATGGAATGTCGCAACATTCTCATTTGTATTAGTTACAATATCCTCTATCTCTCGTGCAACATTAGGATATGTAGTTCTTAATGCAGACAATTTATCACTAAGAATTAAAGCACCTTGTTTTATTGTTTTCGAACAAGCTATAACCTTAATTCCAGGATATAAAACTGCTAATGTAAGAGTCCATACCGCTATGATCCAAGTTTTAGCAGCTGCCCGACTTGCTACAATATAAGCTAAATTACTTTTTTGTAATGCGTATATTATTAATATTTGATAAGGATGTAATTTTATGCCAAAATAAAATTCAATAAAACGATGTGGATTCCTTCTAAAAAAAGTAATCCATCTTTTATATCGTTCTCGCCTTTCATCTTCTATAGTCTTACTTCTAACCATAGAAATAGGCTGAACGAATAAGTTTTTTGAATTCATATTCTTGCGTTCTTGATTTTTATAAGGTCTGGGTGAAGTTGCCATAATTAAACCTCTTCGTTTTCCGTTCCTATTTGACCAAAATCAGGAATTCCTTCGCTTTCATTATCCTCATCTTCTATACTTAAGTCATCATCTCCAACATCAGTTTCTACATTAAAATCTCTACTTTGTGTTACAAAATTCTTTAAAGGTCTGGTTACATACTTTTTGAAATAGCTCCCTATATTATCAAAATCTTTAAATAGTTCTTTATCTTTAAAGTAATCAGCAGGTTCTGTTTCTTCTATAATTTTTATTATATTAGAAAAAGTTTCTTGCGCTTTACCAGAATTAGCAACAGATGTTTTAGCAGGATCTAAACTAGCCGTTTTCATTAGTTCTTGGAGTTCCTTTATAACTGATGCAGAAGCTCTGCCATCGTTTGCTTTTCTTTGCTTTCTAATCTCAAGCATCTTGTGGCATATTTCCTTTAATAAAGTTTCTTCTGCTTTCGTATCACATTTATGAGTTTTTTTCCAATCAGCTATTTCTCTTTCCAAAAACAAATAGTCCTCATAAGCGAGATTTTCTCCCCAATATTGCTTTAAATCACGGGCATCTTCAATATTATTTACGTCTACTTGACTTTCTACATAGATTGATGGCTCTTTGAATGTAAAAGCACCATTTTTTAAATTGGTTTCAAAATCTCCACCACCTATAGTTGCAAGTTTAGCTTTATAAATGCTAAAGATATTCTCTGATCCTTTACCTTTTTCGTATATCTTCTTAAGTCTATCTAAAGTTTGCTCTACTAAAACTTCACTATAGCACACATTTAATTTTCTGCATGTTCTAAGTATAGCCCTTGCTACATCGCTTTCTTCCTTATAATAATTATCATATATCTCTTGGCAACAATCTTTACAAATAGAAAAATATCCATTTGCATCTAATTCTAAGTCTGTTGCTGTAAAGAAATCAGAATATTTTTTTGTAGTCATGCACCTTCGACAATAAATAGTATTGACCTCAATGCCTGTCTTGCTAATATTCTTTTTAACTTTTTTTTTACTTATCATCTACGCTCCAAAACGGATATAACCGTTCATTTAATTACCTTGAATTTTAGATATTAATATAAATACGTAAATATTTTACTAATCTCCGATCTTACATTGTCTTCTTCACTGTCAAATACGACAATACCCACATTTTCATTTCCTGCTAAATTATTTATAGCTCTTTTTAAACCACTATATTTTTTATATTTATCTTGAGTAATTTGATCGTAATCTCCGACAAAACATATTGTACTATTAGCCGAAGTTCTTTGCCCTATCATAGCGAATTGTTCTTCTGTGAGATCCTCACATTCATCCACAAGTATCCAAGCATTTTTTATATCTCTGCCTTTTAAATATTCTGGAGAATCAACTTCGACCATATTTCTAAATATTAACTCATCAATAGTATATTGAGTATCGTTATTGTCTTCAAAAAAACCAAGCCATCCCCTGATTTTGCTCATCTTATCGCCAGGAAGGTATCCATTCTTTTCTCCAACACTGACATTATGCCTTATTACAAAAAATTTTTCATATATGCCTTTGTTTAAAAAATACATACCAAACATCATAGACATGCGACTTTTACCGCTGCCTGCCTTGCCCGCTATTAATTTGATGCCCACATTAGGATTAGCTAATAAATCAAATGCAAATTCTTGCTTTATTGTTTTTGGCTTGAAGTCTTTAAATTTAGTATATATGAGTTTAACGAACTTATGCCCATCCCATCGACCTTTATCTATTACATCATCATCTTTATTTTTTATAATTAAATATTGATTAGTTAATAAATTAAAAACATTATTACCTTCATAGAAAGAAGCTAAAGTTTCGTCATCAGGTTGAACTTCCATATAGCCATTATACAATTATAAACCTCCGTTTAAAAAGTTCCTAAATATAACTTAATAAAACTACGATTTTATATAAATAAAAAGAGACCCTTCATCACAGAGTCTCTTTTATCACGGCATTCACACATATTCTATTTTTTTATCAGATTTCTCAAATACCCAGAAATAACTATGATATTTTCTTGCATTTTTCTGATTCTCTTTTTGCCAATCTGCAACAATTCTATTTTTCGCAAGCAAAATAAATAAATCTTTAGGATAAAATCCTAATTTGCAAGCCTCATTCATAATAAACACGTGGCTCATATATTGTTTTCCACTACTTACTTTATCTTGGCATTTGAATATAAGAATTCCTTTTGGCTTTAATATTCTATACGATTCTTTTAAACTATCAATATAAAATTGATGTAATTCCTTTTCATTTTTATAAACCCCAAATCTTTTATTTATAATATTACTATTATCATTTTTATATAAAGATTTTCCAGTAGTTGCTAAAAATGGGGGATCAAACATTTCACAATTTATAGATTCGTTATCTAATGGCAAGTTTCTGCTGTCACCATATTCTACATCCTCAATAGGATTTATATCAAAAATATATTTAGGAATATTTATTCCTGTATTTTTATAAAAATTACCATAGCTAAAAGTAGGATCGCAATCTATTGTTGTATTTACAACATGCAATTCTAAAATATTTTTAATTATTTCAGATTGGTCGTATGAGATAGATTTTATCACAGCCTTATCCAACTACTATATTTAATATATTTTCAATACCATTTTCTTTATCTACAATAAAGCATTGCGTCTTTTTTTCTGTTTGCACATATCCAGTATCATTAGTCCATCTTGACCAACCGCTTATTGTAGGCAATCGGTAAATTTCAACATATCCCTGCTTCTCATACACCATTCCAGTATGTAAATGCCCTAATAGCCAATAAAAATGATTACATCTCGACCAATAATCTTTTGCTTCTGTTGACATTAATTCTAATGCTTTTTTTACTTGAAAGTTATGTGCTAATCCAAAGATGTTTTTGCCAAAGCAATAGTATTTTCTTGGTAATGGTGAACAATCTATATCAATATTTTTATCATCTTTAAAATAATAAGATACTGCCTTCATAATAGAATAGAATGATTGGCAATCATGATTCCCTTGCACAGAAATAACTTTAACTTTAGAAACTTCTGCAAGACTGAGTATAATCTCAATAAGTAATTCTGTAGCATCATCTATTGCATCATACCATAAATTTGAGTTATCTTGAGCTGTACCTTTTGTTGTAGTTCCAACAAGATTATCAAAATTCAAAAAGTCATTCCCTGCAACAAATATTACTTCTTCAAACTCTTCATTCTTTACTCTAAGTTTTAATTCATTAATTGTATCCCAAACAAGATTTTCTGCAATTTCCTGATTATATGAATTTCCAGTTGTTTTATCTGTTGCCAATAAGCAATAATGGAGATCTGCTAAAGGGAATATAAGCGCCTTTCCATTTGTTTTATAATTTCTTGGATTTGTTTTGACTGGATGTAAATCTTTTACTTTTAAATTGTCAAATAATCTATCAATTGATTCTTCTGTCCATTTGGCTACAATAGGCTTTACAGTAATTTTACTTTGGTATAACAAAAGTCTACTACCACCTTTTTTAGCCATATGCCAAAGATTATTTTTAGCATTAACCAATTCAAAAGTATTAGGATTAAATCCATGAGCCTTTAAAAGAATTTCTGGATTATGTTTATCCATTTCGCAGATTTCAATTAGTTTATCACTTGTAATGCTACCATCCGACTTTATTTCTTCACTATCTTTATAATCTTGCTGATTATATGAGAAAGATGAATTTGCATTTTTATTAGGCAATCCTCTATTCTGTCTTTCCCTTTTAAAGCTGGATCTTAAAGCCTCTGGATTCGCATAAGAATACTTTTCAGAAAGAGTATTCCAAGTTTCTCCTAATTTCCAATCTGCTAAGTAATGTTTGTAACATTCTTCAAAAATTGATTTTTCCAATTTTTCTCCTGTATATATATCTATCCTAAATAACAATTTAAGAAATCAATATTATACATATTAATTTCTTGAGCCGATGAGAGGAATCGAACCTCTAACCATTTTTTACAAAAAAATCATATTACCTTTATACTACATCGGCGATTATACTGTATCACTCATATGATACAGTGCATTTTGCTCCACCAGCCGTCACAATGGTGAGTCCATTTGAAAAGAATAAATCCCCTATTCCATGAACTATTTAATTTAGATACTTTTTACTTCTGTATCATCATCTTTATCTTTACAAATCTTTACTCCATATTCGATTTGCATTTGCTGTAATTTAATTCCAGCATCTATCTCCATTTTCGATCTTATAATCTCTAAAATGCTATTTTCTGATAGACCAATTTTATTGATGACTCCAATAAATCCCAAAAGATTAGAACCTTCTTTAATTCCTTCTTTTAATTCATCTTCTGAAGGGTCATACGATAAGGCAGGATAATTAATATTATCACAATCACAGTCACAATTTTCTAATTCATCTTCGTATTTTAGGTTTTGTTCGCTCATAATCCTCTCGATTTATAGTAATTCATCTACAATACCAAGCTCTAATGCTTGGTCTGCCCAAAAGAAAAAAGATTTTTGATGAGATACAATGTCCTCAAGATACTCTTTAGTAATTTTTGTGTTCTTTAATAGAATGCCACTAACTAAATCCCACAATGCCTTATGCTCTTCGTAATTATTTTTTATATCTTCTTTAGATTGAAAACCAAAGTTATAGCTACCAATGTCATGTATCATAAATCTTGTATATCTTTGTGCATATCGTTTAGACCCTGCACTTGCAAAAATTACTGCCGCTGACATGCAAGAAGCATATACATAAATATTTATTTCATATCCTTGTTCTTTTGCTTTCTCAATAGCCGAAACCATACTTAAAGCAGACAGGACTTCACCGCCATTGGATGATAGTTTAATTGTAATAGGTAATTTCTTTCCTTTAGTATTACAAAGATTTTCAAGCATACGATTAAAAATAAATGCAGTATTATCATTTATATCTTCCCAGACATAAATAGTTCTTTCATCTTTATAAGCATTTAATTTCATTTCACAAATAATAGATTCTCTCGCATCTATTTGGAACGGGTCATTATTTTCTGTAATGCAATCCACAATAAATTGCCTTTCTAAAATAAGTTTGTATTAATTATACTGGAGTAGATGGAAAATAAAATTCTGCCAAAGCTAAATCGGGTTTAATAATATACCACGTACCATTGTCTGTCATATAAACAGTTTTTCCAATAAGGCTTGCACCAGCAATTGTGCTGGCAGAACTGTCTAAATCTGTAGATAATGCTAAAAAAGCAGGAAAACAATCTGCCCCTATATATTTTAATGCCATTGCCCCTCCTTATAAATTATTACCAATCATAAAATTCAAGTTTTATACTAAATCATCAGGCTTTGTACTTTCTAAGTGCTGTTTTAAATTTTCAAGTTCAGACCAAACTTTATCTTTTGCTTCAACATCGTCATATAAAAACACTAAATTTACGTCTGACCACCCGAACAATTCTTTAATTAATTCCGGTTGTATTTTCTTTCTTCCTAAAAAGCTAACAGAATAATGACGAAGAGAATGACAATAAAAAGGTTTATCTAAATAGGATTGAACTTTATTTACCCATCCTCGTGCTGTTGATTCAGAAGCAGGATCTCCGTTAGATTTTATAAAAATGGAATCATGATCTTTCCCGTTTTCTTTCAGAATTTTTTCTCTTATAAGAAGCCATTTCTGATATTTGTCCCAAAATATATCTTTGATGATATATTTCTTTAACTGCTTCCCAAATTTTCCGCGTCCTTTCGTCCTAATAGCTTTTGTAGTTTCTAAAAATATTCCTTCATACGCAGTATTGTTCTCATCAATAAGATTTAAAGTAAACCTTAAAAGTTCAGAAAATCTACATCCAGAAGCAATTGCTAAAGATAACCAACATACTATTTGAGTTTCTTCATCTTTTTCTAAATCAGTAATAAGTTTATTTATTTCTTCATCTGAGAAAACTGTTTTCTCGCGAACAAATTCTTTAGGCATCGGCTCTACTGCTTTTAGTATAATATTACGAAAATTTGGATATTCATCATCTAACATTCGTTCTATAAAATTAGACATAGAGCTTAAACAAGATTTCAATCTTGCATATCTCGCACTACCAAAATGCAATACTTCAGTTGCATAAATAAAAAATTCACTAACTTGCAACTTCTTAATATCTACAAAAAAAGTGTTATTATTATAAAGTAAATTCCACGTATAAAAGATCAGAATATCTGATTTATAATTTTCAATCGTCTTTTCGCTACTTCTCGATCCTTTATCCCTTAAGAATAAATTCATCAACTTTATATTTTCAGGATTTATTTGTTTTGTCAATTCGGGGTTCGTAATCTTTACTTTAATTGTTTTTCTCGGCATCTGTTATAAGTCCCCCCTTTTTTATAATTTATTATTTTTCTCTTTTGAAGTCTTCTTCTTCCCAATCAACTTTCTCTTCTTCGTATGATTCTAAATCTTCCTCGTCATCCTCGTAATTACCTACTTTGCCTTCTTTATAAATTCTTCGTAAGTTTTTACTCGGCTTAATTGTTAATCGCTTTTTCCCCTCAGCTAATTCATACGCCTTTGTGCCAACATTATAATACCGCGAAGATTTCATAATAGTACCATCGATATGAAAAAGTCCATAGTAATCAATTCGCTTTCCTTGTGCAACAAGTTCTTTAATGATTTGGTCAAATTCATCAAGAATTTCTTTAACATCTTTTTTAGTAAAAGAAGCTCTTTCAGCAATTTCTTTGATCACATACCTTTTATCGTATTTAATTTCCACAATTTTCCTCTTTCTTTTTTTTTACCTATTCACTAAGCGTAATACACACTCTGATTAATATATTAGATATTTAATATATATTTAATTAAATAAACTATATTTTACTTTTTTCAATATGTTTTTTTACATTTTTGTTTACATCTTCTAATCTTTTTTTCTTATAGCACTCTTGGCACAAATTGTGCATTTTAGATATATTATCTATTGTCCTTCCACAAGAATCGCAGGTAATGACATAATGATCAACAATATTATCTAAACTTTGTATTGTTATAACAACTTCAGGATCATCACAAGCAATATTTATTTCAAAATAACCATTAGGGAAAGTAGTAATAAATCCACTTTGCTCTAAGTTATAAAGTAAAACTTTTCTTTTATATTTCTCAACATTAATTTTAGCCATTTTCAAAATCTTCAAAAAGTTATATGAATATACATAATATTTATTGTTTTTACTAATTTTATTTTTTGGGATATAATTACTTTTTAAATATTTAGATATAACTAACATTACGAATAATATTTTTTGTAAATGGTGATTCTTTAGCATTTTTATAGAATCAATTTCTTTTTTATTAATATTGATTTCTATATTCATTTTAGTTTTATGTTTTTTAGAAGACCTTATAGCATTAGATATTTTTTTTCTTGATAAAATTTCATTAAATCCTACTTGGCTTTTAGTACAAAATTCATTCAATATATCTTTTATTTCTCTATCATTTTTCCCTTCCTCATCTCTGAAGTACTTTGCTAAAATAAACAATTCTTCAAAGTTCATAAAAGAAGTAAAACCATTTTCTAATATTTCTTCTGCTCGTTTTTTTTCATAAAATATCATTCAATCCGTTTTCCTATATCTGTAAATTAATAAAACTCCTCGTTATATTCATTTGCTATATATATTTTCTTTTTCGAATATTTTTTATCAAGATAATTAATTGCACCATCTTTATCTAAGAATGGTATTTGAATATCTTCCTGCTTATTTGCTTTTATATTTTCAATCAATCCTTCACCAAACACTAACCACGCAAAAGACTTATTATCGCTCGGATGTAATTCGTAGCATATAACTACTGCTAAAGAAGCTAATTCTTCCAAATTAGGAGTAATTTTAAGTGCTTCTTGTTTTATATATTTGCAATATTGTTCAAGCGTTTTAAATCTTACTTCACCTGAATCCGCATCAATAGAATCGAAGTTTCTTTTACCTGATTTATACTTTTTATATACGGCATAAAGTTTATCTAATTTATCTTTGTCAACTTCAAAATCTTTTGACTTTAATAATTTTACAGTAGATTCTGTATTCTTACGCCTTACGCCTTGCCTAATTTCTTTTACTTTACTTTGCATATATTTAGATATATTATTAGTTGTACAGCTTGATTCAATTAAAGGATTATATTTATTGAATTTATTAATAGCTTCAATTTGTTCTTCAGATAATTCTGATTCATCTAAATTCAAAAGCTCTTCTAAAAATAAGCAAAATTTAGCTTGAGAAAATGTATCATAATTTTCATAATGGCGTCTATATTCTTTAGAATAATTACTATAAACATTCGTCATAAATTTAGGACGTTTTGAAATTAGAATTCTATTATTGAATTCTGCTTTAGATTTTTCTTCCTCGCTCATATCATCAGTAATTTTATTCCAATTAGTCCAATGAGAAGGAATAGGTCTAATTACCAAACCTTTTGTAGCATCTATAATAGCGCCCTGCTCTCTACGACACTGCTTTAATCTTCTGATAATTTCTTTATATTCTGCACTTTCTGGATCAAACATTGGAAGCATAGAGTACATTGTTGTACTAAGATTCGTTAAAAATCCTACCTTAGTATTAAATCCGTTTATATCTGATTTATATAATTCTGACTCAATTATCTTGCACTCTGGTGCTTTTTTAGTTTCATACATTACTGGCAATCCACCATATGCACCATTGATTATATCCTTTTGGTCTGTTAGGCATACAATGTCTCCATCGTACCTTTATGTTAGCTTATAGTTACCTATAAGAGCAGAGCACATCATTATCCTGTTTTTATAAAAAAGTTAAAATAAACTATAAAATAAAAATAGGGTATTCGGCGCTTCTCAAGCATGAATTTCACATGCAAGATACATTCTTTCGAATTGCTCGTTACACTTTCCTTATTACAAGGCTTAGCACGGTATTGTCCTTGCTTACACAGTCGGAGTTCCACCGTTAGCAGATATTTTTATCCACACCTCAGATTTCTGAGTTCACCGAATTTTCATCTAAATGTTACCATTTAGAGCGACTATTTAACTAATCGGCACCACCTAACACTGCCATATCCATTCCGTTTGCAGGGAATATACAGCAACAATTCAGATATTCATACCAATGTTCCATATTATCATCAGTTTTTAGATTCATCACATCAACTTCAGATCTCCAAACTAAAGGAGATCTCATCCCAGCAATCTTATTTATTCCTTTATCAAGCCAATATCTGCAATAATATTCTCCTCTTTCTAATAACCCTTTAACTGGTAAACTAAATATATGGTCAAGCATTGCGATTGGATCTGCAACCATAAACGTATAATTGCCATTAACAATAAGATTTCCAATATAAGATTCTTTTATTTTTTTCTTTATAGAGTTTTGAATATGAGTCTGGATATACGGATCATAGATAAGCTCATTATTTAATATAATCGCTTTTGTTACATTATCGCCAATCTTATCAAATATATATTCATCATATTCTTCATCACATAAATCTCCTAAAAGATAAAGCAAAGTATAATCTAAAGTATTTGTGCTTATATTTTTGAAATATTCAACTGTTTTTTTGCATAGAGATTTTATAGCTTTTTCATCTAAGTTTAATGCTTGTATAAATTGATAATTTAAAGTTGTGTGATTTTTTTCTTGTTTCGGAGCATATCGTGTTACTCCCCACCCGATATTATTCTGTTTGCTATTTTTTACATACGATTTTATATTATCGAAGGCGTTCCATAATTTAAATTGAGAAGCTGATAAAATTACATCCATATCTCGAATATTTATAGTATCCCCGTATATATCTTCAATAATATGCTTACCAATGTAATCAGAATATTCTACAAAATCAACAACAACCAATAACCCTTTTATAAAATTAGACCTTACAATAAAACAACTTGGGATATAATCTAATTCTAAATCCTCAGCCCATTGCTTAGCCATTCTTGGACTGATCAATCCTTGCCCGTCAAACAAATTAAATTTTATTTCCTTTTCAACTTCTTCTATTTTATCATCACCACTCGGATCTTCTTCTACCCATTCTACTTTTTCTATACGTTTTATTTCACAGTCTTTTACAACTGTAAATAATGGTGTAGTTACTGGTAATGCAGTTGATGATGCTAAAGCAAAATAAGCATTGAACTTTGCGGGTACTATCGGAATATCTTTTCTTCCATTATTTAAAGTTTCTTTTGTTTGATGTTCTATTTCAGAGTCAATTAATAGAACATTATTCCGCCTTGCTTGCCCAGCGCTACACATTAGTCTTACATATTTCTTGCCGTTTACAAATAATCCTTCATTGATGATTTTTACATAATGGCGATTATCCTCAACAACCAAACTAATAACTTCTGGAACAAACAATATTGCATCAATTTCTTTTTCTATCTCATATAGTCTTAAAGGATTATCTAATTTCTTTTTTGCTATTTTCTTTTGTTCTAATAATTCATTTAACCGATTTTCATAATCAGTTCGATTCTTAATTTGTCGAATCGTAGTTAGTAATTGGGAATTACCTATTGATATTAATTCCCCATTCTTTCTTGCATCATTTATATTTAATTGTATATTTAATTTATCCTGGATTATCCTTTGACTACTCAATTTGTATATATAAAATTGCTGTAGTTTTTTTGCCATTTACCTCCATATTAATCTTCGCTGGAATTAAATATATCCCATTCGGTAGGTTCGCCATAATCGGTCATTGTATCAGTATATTTGTTATAGCTAAATTCACTCCAATTATCATCACTCTCATCTTCCATAACATTAATTTCTCTTTCAATATAATTTTCACAATAATCATAATACATAAGGAATTGTTTAATAAAGGGAGTGCAGATGCCATTTTTAAGACAATTATTGCACTCTATCAAATTTATTCTCTCCTTTCTAATCAGATCAAATCTGATTAACTACATAAATAATGCTATCAATTATTAGCATTTCTAATCATCATCCAAAAACTCACAAAACCGCAAGCAATTAATCCTACTTGAATCGGAATTGAAAATCCTGCACTGCCAACTAATACGAAATAAATCGACACCAATAATCCGGCTAAACCAATTTTATAATATCTATTCATATTATTCTCCTTAGTAACTTTTTATAAGCCAAATAAGCCATACGATTAGAAACTTTTTATAAGCCAAATAAATCATGCAATAAGTATAGCACCAAATATAACCGCTAAAACTAACCACAGCGGGGAATTATCTAATATAACTTTTATAAGCCAATAGTGAATCATCCTACCAAATTAAAATTTGCATAACCAAAAACATTATACTAAAAACAAGAAGCGAGATCAACCCAAATGCATCCATAAATTCAATCTCCTTTTAATGTCCTAAGAAGCGTTATTCATAATAAGTTTATATAAATATTTCAAATTTAAAAAAACAAGTATTAACCAAATAAGCATAATCATATCCTCTCCTAATAATAAATTATATTGCATATTCAATATACCACAAAAGTTGTTATTTGTCAATAGGCAATTTGTTACCTATTTCTTATGTATCATATATTTTAGTATAGCACCAATACTTATTCTTGTCAATAGTAAAAATCAATATCAATATAATTTCTAACAAACTTCTTATAATTGTACTATTGACATATATAAAGTTCTGTGATAATATTATATTTGTAGGCTTGCTAATTGGGCTTGATTCTATTTAATGGATTGCAACTATTAATAGAGTGACAAATTAGAGACTTATTCCTTTCCCTCTAAGCCCAATTTTATATAAGGAAAAGGAACTGTGCAAAAATATGGAGATAATTATATTAAGAAAGGACATTATTATGAAAGTTTTAAATAGTAGGTTTGTATATGCCTAAGCAATATATTTCAGATGTTATTACTAATGAAGAAATTGTTAAATGGCAACAAGGGAATCGAATACTAATTCATTCTCAGACAGGTAGCGGTAAATCAGAATTTATAAAAACGAAGTTATATGATTACTGCAAGGATAATAATAAAAAGATATTACTTTTAAGTAATAGAATTTTATTGAAGAATCAGAACATTGTGGATATTGGTGATAAAACAGATATTATCAAAGTAACTAATTATCAAGCATTGCAATCGCAGGTGTTGAGTAAAGAATCAGATCTTTTAGAATTAATAGAGCCATATGATTATATAGTTTTTGACGAGGCTCATTTTATGTTTGCAGATAGCACATTCAATAAAAGCACATACTTATTACTTCCTCCAATAATTAATACGCCTTCTAATAAAATACTCATTCTCGTCACTGCTACTCCTCAAGAGTTATTGGGTTATCAGAGCAAGTATGATTTTCAATATAATATGAAGTTTGACTATTCTTATATAAGCACACTATCTTTCTATAATAAAACAAGATATTCTTATATAATTCAATCAATTATAAAAAATATTCCAGATAATGAAAAGATATGGTATTTCGGTAAAAATGCTCAAGACTGCTTTGATTTATCAACACAATTTGAAAATGCTAAATTCATTTGTTCTAATTCTAATAAGTTAGCAATTAAATCCAGTCAAGAGACTATGAATCAGATTGTCTACAATTCTAAATTTGATTGCAGAATCCTATTCTCTACTTGTGTACTTGATGCCGGTGTAAATATTATAGATCCAGATTTGAAGCATATATTTATAGACACGCTCAATCCAATAACTTTTATACAAGCATTAGGCAGAAAAAGAATTGTTTCTGAAAATGATAAAATAAATTTATATGTAAGAAATTACAACAACGGAAATTTATGGTATATAAATAATGATCTTGAAAATAAATTGAATATGATAAAAGATTATAATAATAAGGAAGTAGAAAAGTTTACAGATTATTATAAAGGGAAATCGGTTGACGATGTTTTGATGAAACTGTATATTGAAAATAAAGCAAAATCCCAACATTATAAAACTCAAAAAAGTATGATCCAAGAAATGATTGATATCAACAAAAATGATAATTACAAAAGATATATTTGCAATATATTGAATTATGACTATAATAGTATAAGAAAGCCAGACGAAGAGATAGAATTTGAAACTTTATATAATATATTGAAAGAATATGTGGGGAAAGGACTAATAGATGCAGATAAAGAATATTTTAAAAACAGATTCTTTAGCAACATATTTTCTCCTAAAAAAGCTAACTATAAGGCAAGGGGTATAAATGTTATTAATCAAATAATAGATGAGGACGAATTGCCTTTCTTTGTTTATACACAAAGACAAACAAAAGGCAAATATAGAAATAGAAATTTCTGGTTAGTAGGAGAAAGAGAATAATATGAAAACTCCAAATGTAAATTTAACTCCTATATTAAAAAAATACTTGTATAAAAAATTATTCAAAAAAGAGCAATATGTGTTCAAAGAAGAATTCTTTAGGGAATTATTTGATCCTATGATCCCTATAGACTATAGCAGACGTACAACTTTATTTATCAATACTGTTATATGTGAAGAAGGTCTGCCCTATCTGTTTGCAGTAAGAACAGAATTAGAAGGATCGCATAAAGGGGAAAAATATTGGTATCTTTATGAAGTGCAATCTCCTACTACATACAAATCTTAAAAAACTTAGTTTGCCATTGACTACATACACCTTTCATTAAATTCAACTTTATCTCTATAAATTTAATAGAATTTTGCGCAGAATCTGCGATATACCAATATTAATGGTTGTCTGTGGTTTTTGCGCATTTTTTGTAATTTTAAATAGCACTGCTTTTTATCGGGTGCTATTTTTATTTTTAATATTATTATTATCAGTAGCACTATCATATCGGTAGTGCTATTTTTATTTTAATACTATTATTATCTTTATATTGCTATTTTTATTTTATTACTATTATTATTTTTATAGTGCTATTTTTTTTTTAAAATTTTTCTTTAATTAATAATGTATATAATATATTAATATTAATTGGCATTTTTCATAGATCTGTATTTATCTATTAATATCCTATTTGTATTTTATCGCATATATTCTTTTTCTTAATTATATCATCATCTATTTGTAAGTTTTCATATTTTACAATTTTACTTCTTTCTATTTGCAACCTATCTATATTTCGCAATGTTATATCATCTTGATCATAACTTTTCCTATTTCATAATCTCACTTCTTTCTATTTATAACTTTTCCTATTTCAAATTACCTTAATCATAACCTCCCTTATTTCGCATACTATTACCTCTTACCAGCTACCTCTGCATTATCTATTTACCCTTATTTCTATCCCTATCTATCTTAATAATCACTCTATACATCATGGTGCCTATTTTGCATTGCATCTTATTATCCACGATGCATTTTGTATATTTTGCATTATATAGTTTGGCTTGCATATAATATCTTATCTTTGGATTATATTATGTAAATTTTGACCTTTTTTTATGATTTTTGTAAGTTTAAACTTTGTTTTTGTAAAATTTTGGATTTGTTAAGGTTTATGATTTTTTTATGAATTTTATGATTTTTTATGGATTGAGATTTAGGGTGCGTGAATGAAAGTGCTAAGAGCATGGCTTCCTTTTTTATGCTGATCGAATACGTAAAATAGGGGCTGTCTGATATCTGTAGGTTATGATTATATCAGTCATAATCGAAACCTGGATGATCACCAGATCAGGAAGATCTGATTGAAAAGCGAATCAATCGATCGTAATTAAGTTCTGACTAGACGAATTATTTATGGATAAAAATTAAAAACGACATGGGTGTCGTTTTTTCGATATAACACGGGGGGATTGTAAGAAGTATTGTAATCCATAATCAACTAACAATTAATCGATTAACTATTAATCAATAATACTATGTCACACATAGTAAAGTTTACTTTACAAATCGATCAATCCAAAAACGCTTCTCATTGATCAAAAAAAGTCAGGGGTTATAAATATCTACTTTTTTAGTCAACAATTTGATTACCACGAATTGGATCAAAAGTCAATAGGCAATTTTTAAAAATCAAGTGCAAAGTCTAAAATATCATATGACAATTAAAAAAAACGATACGTCACAGAAAGCGCGTAGAGGCGTTTTAAGGCGTTTTTGTGTCGTTATGGTATATTTGATCATGTGATCAATTTTCGTTGAAAATCGTCAATTTTACGAGTAAATTTACTGTGTTTTTAATGGTTAAAAATGGGGTGATGGTTTCCCATGTGTTTAAAAAAAGGTGACATTTATCGTAATGTAATAGCCAAAAGGGTGAGTATTTTTGTTACAAATAATTGTCATATTGACAGCTGTTTACCATTTACCGCCAACGTTTACTATGGTACAATGATATTGTATAATCTTTGTAGTTGAGAGCGAGCCAGTTGTGAGCGAGGCGAAAGCCAAACAGCCAGCGGTAAACAGCCAGCACAAAAAACAATTTTTTTTATCGTTCGATTGCACTATGTGAATAGTGCAATCCATAGGATAAAAAATATCCAAAAAAAATATTTTAGACAAAAAAAGAAAGTAGGAAGGAATGAATACGACAGAATACAGTATAGCTATTGACGCGATCGAAGAAGTTGAAAAGAAACTGTCCGCTTTAAAACGTAAAGCGGATAAATATAATTGTAAACTTAATTGGTTTTTTAATGACGTCGAAAAACCACTCACGGTTACAATTCGTGATAAAGATAATAATATTATTAATAAATATACAACATTATCACGGACGTTGACGATTGAGTCAGAAATTATCACTAATGGTAATTATGAACTTTGGGCTAAACTGGATCATAGTAACAATGGTAATATTGTTACCACTTTTGATAGTCATGAAATTGATCAAAGATGGTTTACACTTGCGCCAAATTGCGAATGCTGCAGCACTAATCATCAACGCAGCGTAACATACATCGTACGCAACATTAATAATAATACGTTTTTGCAAGTAGGCAGTAGTTGTTTGCACGATTACACAGGTATTTATCCTGATATGGCAATTGCATTTTTATCTTTATGTACGGAATTATATGATTATTCGGCCGGCTTTTACGAGGAAAATTTTCCTCCATCCAAATTTTTTGAAGTTAGAATTGCTATTGCGTTAGCTGTAAAAAGTATTAATACAAATGGCTATATCAAAGCCGAATATCTAAATAGCACTAAAAACGCTATTTTGGAACTTGACGCCAATGACGTCACAAATGATGATTTATTAAAATCTGATGAAATTATTACATGGTTAAAGTTAAATAGCTTTTCTGACGATTTTTTGACTAATTGCAAAAACATCACATCCCAAAGTTTTGTTAAAAAACAGTATTTGGGGTTTTTAGCCTATTTACCGATTGCATTCCGAAAATGGAATGAAAACCAGATTGAGGAAAGCAAAAAGCAGGAAAAGCGCAAAAACAGTAATTATGTCGGGAAAATCGGTGATAAAGTTCAGTTTGAAATTAAAAGCTGGAGTCTTGTTTCAAGTTTTGAAACTATGTACGGCACATCGTTTGTTTATCGTTTTACGGACTATCAAGATAATGTTTTTACTTGGTTTACGTCCAGCCGTCCAGAAAATGAAGAATATACAGACTATGATAAAAATCGTCAACTGTATCGTACACGTGATTTAAAATCGATTAAAGGTACAATCAAAGATCATAATGAATATAAAGGCGAAAAACAAACAATTTTAACTAGGTGTAAATTTACAGATTGATTTTTTATCGTTCGATTGCATTACTCCCGTAGTGCAATCTATAGGATAAAAAAAACAAAAAAAATATTTTAGAAAAAAAACAGAAAAGAGGAAAAAATGGACGTAGAGAAAATCAATATTGACAGACTGTCTGACATAGTGGCCGCGGCCAATAATCACGGCAAGACATATCATCGGGGATCAATGATACAGTTTATCCCAAATCCAACCAATGACGATATTGCGCGCGCGCGCGCAATATATAATGTTGCAGGTATTTCGTGGATTGAAAAAGTGAGCATAGCTAAGCAGGGATAGATAATTTTTTGCTTGACACCCCCCGTAAAATGAGGTAAAAAATAATAACAAAAAAAAAAAAGAAAGAGGTATACTATGAGTAATAAAGTTTTCGATAAGATTGGTAATAACTGCGAAAGTGTTTTTGAAGACGTAAAAAAATTTACAGATGAGGAACTGTCAGAATTTTTATTTGATATTGTATTGTTAAAGGAAAATGTGGAGAAGTTAGAAAACGCAAATAAATTGCTAGAAGAAAAAGTAAATAGAAAAGACAGTCAAATATTTTTACTAGAGGAGGAACAAAAAGATTTTAAAAATGATATTCGCCAATTTGAGCACGACAAGATTTTGTTGGAAAATTTGATTATCCGATCTATGGGGAGGGGTGGTTTTTAATTTTTTTTGATCAATAAAGAAGTGTAAGCAGTTTAAAATATATTTTTTCCGGATACATTAACAATCATATGTTAATGTATCCTATAAAATCTATATTTTATAGATAATTTTAGAAAAAAAAGAAAGTAGGAAAAAATGAAAAAGAATTATGAGTTAATAACAAAAAATAACGGTATCGATGTAATCATCAAAGAGATGGGCAATTATAATTACTGGGATCATGATTACAATTACAATTATCTGGAAATTTCATACCTGAACGATAGTTTTGATATGAAAAAAATGAGGGTAATTCCTGAACAGGACAAAAAAATTTCATACCGGCGTATGCGAAATTTAACGGATAGTTCAGCGGACTGGAGGAGTAGAGATGACGCTTTATATTTTATAAGCGAACCGGCCATTACCGCAGCGGAAAAATTGCTAAAAAAGAATTTAAATTCTTATAATAAGAAAATAAAAAATGGTTTTAATAATCCCCTATTTTTACTTTTGAAACCAATTGTAGATTCAAAAGTAAAATATTATCAATCAGATTTTTATCGTCATGATAATTTATTACTTCAGAGTAATCCCGAAAAGTTTATCTGGATCGTACGGGAATGTGGAACGTGGTTAATTCAGGAAAAGTCTAAAATTGCTTTTGGGATTATGGATTATTGCATAAAAAATAGTGATGATGATGATTATTATTTTTATTCTAATGGTAAACTTCAAAAAGTTCATAGTAAAAATATTATGAACTTTTATAATCAACTACCTGAATAAAATTTTAATCTTTTATTATCTTGCAATTTGTTATAATTGCAAGATAAAATAAAGGTAAAAATTTTTAGAAAAAAAAAGAAAGTAGGAAAAAATGGAAAACAGAGAAAATTTAAAAAATAAAATATTCGATCATATGGATAAGTTGAGAATTCCTGTATTTATTCAGGACGAATTTTTAGAACAAGAAGTATTTTATTCTACTGATTATTTAAAAAAAATGTTAACGTGGACATTATACCAATTTGAAAACTGGTATGATTCGCACTCTGATTATTGTATGAGTAATTATTAAAATATCAATGCTCGTAAAAGACAGATATTAATCTGTCTTTTTTTTGTTGTGCTATGCTAAAATTTTTTACACCAATTGGATATAACAGATTTAAAATTGACTATTGACATTATGATTATATCGTAGTAAAATAAATTATAACAAAAAATAAAAAAAGAAATGAGGATAACAAAAATGAATAACAGTAAATATTTTAAAAATGTCAATTGTATTGAAGATCTTAAAAGTCAATATAAGCGTTTAGCTTTTACTTTTCATCCTGACATGGTAAAAGACGAAAGCCTTAAAGATTCAGCGCTGGAAGAAATGAAAATTATTAATGCTGAGTACTCCGAATTATTCAAAGTTTACAAAAACATCTATAAAAATTCAGAGGGTGAAGTATACGAAACAAGTCACCCCACTAATGAAATACCACAGGATTTTATTAATATTATTCAGGAAGTCATCCATATGCACGGAGTTAAAATAGAATTGTGCGGCCGATGGCTTTGGTGCACGGGCAACACCAAAGAATATAAAGATAATTTTAAAAAAATGGGGTTCTTTTGGTCATCCAAGAAATTAGCGTGGTATTATCATAATCCAATGGATAAAAGCTATTCAAAGGAACGATATTCGTTGGATGAAATACGCGCGCGCTATGGTTCACGCGTATTCGAAAATGAATTAATACCAGAATTAAGTTAAATACAGATTTTTCAATAGTATAACATTTCTGTTATACTATTTATAAAATTTATATTGATTAACAAATAAAAAATTGACTATTGACATTATAAAAATAATATAGTAAAATAAATATATAAATAAAAAATAGAAAAAAAAAATAAAGAAAAAAATAAAAATAAAAAGAAAGTGAGAATAACAATGATCATTAATTCGACAAAAATACATTCTGGTATATTTCTTGAAACAATTTACAGGAATCAATATTATCATAAACTGTATATTGGTTATTCCCTGAGAGAATCGAAAAAATTGTTCAAGGAGTATGTATTAAAAGAAGATTCTAAAATCTTCTATAATCAATAATAATTTTTTGCTTGAAGTTGACTATAACAATTTTGTTATAGTCAATCATGAAGTAAAAAATTATAAAAAAAAAAAAAGAAAGTGAAGAATTATGAAAAATGAATATTGTTTGTACGAAAAAAGAAAAAACAAAAAATATATTATTGCAGTTTGGTATCCTGATACAAAAAATACTTGTCGTGCCAATGCTGCCGATTGCTTTGAAATGCACGGATTTAAAACATATAACAATTATGACTTAACAGATTATATTATATGTCAAAAATCGTTTGCTGGATATGATGAAAATTTCAAAAAATTTTATGATACCGTTGAGGATATTAATAAATTTATCGATAATAAATATAGATTAGAACGTATTGAATTAGAAAAGAAATTTAAAAATTTTAATGATGATTGAGGATTATTAAAATGTATAAAAATATTCGATTATTAATCGTCCCTTGTTTTTTCTTGCCGTTGATTCTGTCAATAACAGAATTAAATATGTGGAATATCAGTTTTATTCTTATCTTTTTTATGCTATGCTTTTATAGCATAATAAAAATTCTATTCAACTTATAACAGAAACGGAGAAAATTATCATGTTAAAAATTAATAAAAAATTACGTAATTTATTGCTCAAATTGTCAAATGAAAAATCAGAGTATTCCAGCCTTGCAGAAAATATCCTAGAAAATGGTTATATAACGGTTTTTGAAATGAATATTTTATTAATGTCAGGATTAAAGATAGCATGAATTTTTATACTGTGATAATGGTTAAAAAATAGATCATTGAAGTAATGAATTTCAAATTGGTACTTGACAATATTTTAAAAATGATGTAAAATAAATTATAAATAAAAATTAGTTATAACAGAAAGAGAAAGGTTTATATGATGAACGCATTAGAACGAGAAGTTGAAAATATTTGTGAAGAAGAAGCAGAAAATTATGATGATGGCATTCGAGGATTTATAAAAGATTTACATCAAGGAGGATGCTCTTCCGGTTTAGTTGGTTCCCTTGTCTATTATTCAGATACTACTGAATTTTACGATAAATTTGAAAATGAAATTCAAGAGTTAATTAATAATTATACTCAAGAATTCGGTTATAAAAATCAATTAGAGTTCATCTCTTCCCTTAACGGCGCTGAAAATGTATATGGTAATGAACAATTAAAAAACTTGCTTGCGTGGTTCGCATTTGAGGAAACAGCTTTTCAGTTGTTTGACAATTGATAACAATTTTAATATTATAGATTGTACTATAGCAATATAGTACAATCGATTAATAGTAAAATTATATAACAGAAAGGTTAAACTATGGCAGGATATTTCGAATACTCAAAAAGTAATAACGCTATTGATGCAGAAAATAACGGATGTTTTCCGGCTACGATTTTAGCCAAAAAATTAGGCGTATCAAGCAAGGCTATAAAAGAGTTAATGATTCCTTGCGCCTATCATCATACTTCTTGCTGGTATAACAAAACTGATTATTATGATATGGAATATGCTTTAGAAATTTTAGATCAATTGAAAGCATACAAGCCAAAATTAGAATCAGAAAGTTATATTGCTGATGTAAACTGGATTGAATGGAAAGGTACAAGAAAATATCCTAAGGCTGTTAAACATCATGCAGAAAATATAGAAGTCATTGAAACAGGTTCATTCTATATTTTCAAAACGGATGAAGGAGCTATCAAGAAAAAAATTGGTTCAAACGGTACAATTGTTAACAGAAAGGTAAATTAATATGCAAACAAAAAATTTTACAAGTGGAAAAGATAATTATGAAGTTATTTTAAATAATGAAAATAGTTTAACTTTTGGCAGTAATGGTATTTATAAAACTGTAAAGTAATTGAACTGGATGATAATCATTATGATTTTATCTATCAACTGCAAAAACAAGAATTAAAGCAGATGGCAAGACTGAAGGATTATTTGATTTTATGAAAAAACATATTGAAAAAAATTTCGCTGTATACTATTGCAGGTTTATTATAAACTATACAATTGATAACATAAAAGAGCTAAAAAATTAATAGTTGACAGATAATAAAAATCTGGTAAAATTATATTAAATAATAACAGAAAGGTAAAATAAAATCATGAAAAGATATTATGCAGGAATTAACCATTATGGTGTAAACGTATCGTATAAGTCAATGGGCTGGAGCGTAAAAGCTTTTGACACAAAAAACCAGCGTGATAATTGGGTATCAAAAAACTGGCATAATGATCAGGGTATTTGTGTCGCTGAAGTAATTGACAGGAGAGCGGTTATAGATATTTTGGGTGCGGGTACATGGGTAGAATTTGACGGGTTTTTGATTAACGAAAAAGATGATCCGAGAAATTGAAAGGTAAAATAAAAAGTATATTTTATTTTCAGATTGTATTAACAGAAATGTTAGTACAATCGAATAAGTAAAATAAATTTTTAGAAAAGGAATATAAAAAATGGAAAAGTTTATTGTAAATTATGGTAACGGAGTTAAGATTGTATTTGAAGCTGATTTCATCGAGGATATTTTAGATGATATTGACGAAACAATTAGTTATACGGGACAGTCAGTGATTGTATTCGATACAAATGGTCAAGAAGTTGCAAGAAGGAATTTTTATTCTATTGCATATGATGAGAGTGAGGATTGTTGCGAAAATTCAATTGACTTTGGATCATTTGGCTTTTATGATGATTGGAGATTCGATTAATTTAAAAGACTATAGATAATAGCCATTTATCTATAGTCTTTTGTTTTTATAACAAAAAACACATTATAATTAACAGCGAAAGGTTTATATAGGATAGAAAATAAAAATGAAAAATAATATTTCTTTGCACATTAGTCCATTTATGAATGTCGGAATTTGGAGTTATTATAAACATCCAATTACGGGCGATATCTATAGAATGCCTACTGATAGTAGTACGGCATATGATCTAATAACAGGCATGCCATTAATGGCGCGCTGGTTATGTAGCAGCGAATCTTTTAATGAGTATAAGAATCTTTTTATGTATTATTTATAACAAGTTTAAAACATTACTTGACAATAATATAAATGTGATATAATTATAACAGAAAGATAATAAACGATGAAAGCAATTTCTGGAAACTTACGAATTGATCAAAGTTATACCATGTCTGGACAAGAGTATAACGGAAAGTATAACGATGATGTGTGTGGTGAAACATGTGAAAATTGTGGAAAGTATATAACTAATATCGCAATTGTAAAGGGCTCGGATGATAATAAATTTTATAGAATTGGTTTAGATTGTGCTAGTACTTTAACAGGTATTGAGCCTGATAAAATTGCTCAGGCCAAAAAGATTTTAAAACAAAAAGCAAAATTATACAAGGAACTTAATACAATTATTAAAACAGCAATTGTAAGCAATGAATATAATACAGCGTGGTTATATGATTATGATTTAGACAAATGGAGTACCGGCTTTCGTTGGCGTATAAATTACGAAGCATTTAAAGATATTATAAATAACGGTAAAATAAATATAATTATAGAAAAGAAGGTATAACATGAATAAAACAGAAGCATATAAACAGGCAATTAAAGCCTTATCGTTGAGAAAAGATGTTTTATCCAAAACAATTTTAGATTATATATCTATAACAGATTTTGATTCATGGAATGACGACCATAATTTTACAAATGAAAATAATTATAAATTCTGCCATTAAAACGGGCAAAAACGGTGAAAAACAATTATTACAGGCAGATACTTATTAACTGAAGGGATTTAAAAAGGTTTATATATGATAGAAAATAAAAATGAAAAATATTATGTAGTTATGACAGATAATTCAGATAAAATAAACACTGAAAATAAGATTAAAAAAATTGTTTACGAATGTGACACAATGGCTGAAGCATTAAAAGTTAAAACTCATTTTTTGTATGATAGCACAAAATCAAATATTAATATTAGAACTGGTAAACAGTTATTCAACTATACAATTTATGATGTAGAATTTATTACTCATCAAACGCATGGAAGTTTATATAAATAATCATTAACAGGAGTATATATCATGATAAAAGTAAATAAAATTTTAAAATCATATTTGATCAAATTGATCAATCCATCTGAAAACAAATTATCGATGCAATATACAGAACTTGCAATTAAAATTCTTGAGCGCGGATATATAACAGATTATGAATTACATATGCTCAAAAATTATGGATATAAAGAAATGTAACGGATCAATAATAAACTATTGACATTTATAAATAAAGTAGTATACTTATATTATAAAATAAATTGGAGATAATAATATGAAAATTTATATAGCTTGCAATGGTAAAATAATTAAAGATTTTGGTAAAGAATTGGATATAGATAAGATATGGAATTATTATACTGAATGTCAAGTGTATAACGAGAATGCTTTATTATACTGTAATGGAAAATTGTTTACAAAACAAATAATATCTATTTTATAAAGTTTAATAAAACATACGAATTATTATAAAATGATAGGATTGTTTTTGCTGGAAAGACAGATAAAGCACAAATTCCAGTTAATTTATATAATCGGTTAGAAATTTTATTCTATGCTGATGATAGGATTACAATATGGCTATAGAATTATTACAAAAGTTAAACATAAAGATTTTTTATAAATGTAATAAGTTTAAAATTGGTACTTGACAATATACCAACAAGGATTATACTTAAATTATAAATAAAATAAATTTATAAAAAAGAAAAGGATAAACAAAATGGCACATAATTTATTTGGTGAAAGATTTTATGGAAATCGTCAACCCGCATGGCATGGCTTGGGAATTGTCTCGCAACAAGACGAATCAGCAATTGACGTTTTGGAGCAATTGGGAGATTACACAATTGAGAAAAGACCAGTTTTTGTAACATTAAATGGTCAAAATCAGGAAACAGGGGATTTTGCACTGATTCGCAGCGCAACAAAGGAAGATCAAAAAGAAGTTAATTTTGGATATTGCACTAAGCAGTACGCAGTTATGCAACCAAAAGAAATTGCAGAAATTTTCGATGATTCTGTAAAGCAACCAGTAGAAACAATGGGTATGTTAGGATCTGGGGAGAAGTTATTCTTAACATGGAAACTACCTGATATTGACGTAAAATCGGATGACAAGGTTCAAACTTACGGGTTCGTTGCCAGTGGATACGATGGAAAGTTTGGATCAAGTTTATCCGTTGTTACTACTCGTGTAGTTTGTCAGAACACTTTTAATATCGCAATTAATGAGGGTGAAAACCAAAAATATAATGACACTGGAAAAGGGAAAGTTTGGTCAGGTCGCCATAATTCCAGTAATATGAAGCGTGATTTATCTATTTGGATGGAACACGTGCAAGAAAAGGCGCTGAGAAAATCTGAAGAGATTAAAGAATCTCTCGAAGCGATGGCAATGTATCCGATTGGAAGCACAACTCAACTTGCAGAAATTCTTTTCAGTGTATATAATGATCCTCAACCATTACCAGCTGACTATCCTTCAAAGTTACGTGATGAAAAACAAGAAAAAATTGATATGCTTGCAGAAAAAGCACGTAACGACAGATACCTTGTTGAAGAACTATTCAACGGAGCCGGTACTCAAATTGATAATACGATGTGGGGATTGTTTAATTCTATAACAGAATACGAGAATTGGGGCAGAATGACTAAGAAACCGGCTGAGTATTCTATTGTAATGGGCAATCGTGCAAATACGATGGCTAAAGCGTATAATGTTATTACAAGTTATATTCAGAAACAATAAATTGAAATATATGAAGATTGGTACACTTAGAAATAAGTGTACCAATATAAATTATAAAAAATTATAAAATAAAGGAAAATAAAATGAAAGTATTGGTAATGGGCAATTTAAATGACTTCCCTGAAAAAATGGATAAATTTAATTCAAATGAAAATTTAACAGATTAGGATATGATTGTTTTTATAGTATGTTTTTTTGCTATGATAATTGCTATATTTGAGAGCTTGACAAATAAAAAATAGTATGTTATACTTGTATTAAATAAAAAAAAAGAAAAGGAAAACAAAATGATTACATTAAGCAAAAAAGAATTAGTATCAGCATTATCGAAATGTAGTAAAGTTTTACCAAAAAGACCTTCTTTGGGATTTCTTAAAGGAATTAATGTGGTATGTAAAGATGGCGTATGCAAGTTTGTTGCAACGGATTTAGAAAACGAGATTACTATAAAATTAAACAGAGCCACATTTGATAATGATATTAGTTTTGTTCTTATGGATATTGCATCATTGTCTAAAGCAATCAAGTTGTTCGGAGAAGTGATCACATTCGAGCAAGTTGATAATAGCATTGTTGTAAGTTCTGGTTCAAAATCAATTAAGGTAAAATGCCTCGATAGTAAAGACTATCCTGACTATAATTTACTTGGAGAGTTTAAAGTAAATTCGCAATTCAAAGTAAATGGCAAAGAATTATGCGAGCTTTGTAATAAAGTTGCTTATGCTGTAAGTAAAGAATTGGAAAGACCTGTTTTAACTACTGTATGCTTTAGAAAAAATTATGTTACTGCGACAAACGGATTTATAATTTCTAAAGTTGATAATAATTTTTTTGAATGCGAAAAAGATTTATTATTTTCTGATAGAGCTGTAAAACTTTTTGAATTAATTGGTAATGGAGATTTGTATATTGGAGTTTATAACTCGTCAGATTTAAAATATTGTTTAGAGGATGAAAATATATCGCTGAAAGGTATACTTCTTTCAGGAAACTTTCCTGATGTTGAATGTGTAATCCCTAAAAATATTTATAATTTTACAAAGTATACAATTAACAGAGGAGAATTTATTGATGCTTTAGATTCTATGATTAAAATTAAAGCCCATTGCGTGAAATTATCTGGTAATAAAATTATTGCTCAGAAATTGGAACGTGAAAATGATATGGAATTACCTGATTATGAAATTGAAATTGCTAATTTAAATGTGGAACAGGCATTTGCATTCAACCCGAAATTTGTATATGATGCTCTAAAAAATCAATTTACTTCTGATGAAGTTTTGTTTGAAGTAAATAAACCTAACCAAGCATTTGTGATTACAGAAATTGGTGATTCGGAGAAAGACGGCTTATTTGTTTGTATGCCTATACACTTAGGATAAAATTTTTATAATCGTACTGGTATAATAAATATAAAAAGTTTATTATACCAGTATAGCAGAAAAGAGTAGCATGATAACAGAATTAGACATAAGAGATATAAATTTACAAAAAATAGAACTGATAGATAAACTATTATCATCTATGAATGAAGACTTAGAATTAATTCGTAGTGACAATATGAAACCAGAATTGCATTTGTGTTATCTTAGTTGTAAACTTAAAATTTTGCAGATGCAAGATATTATAAGCAGTAATAACTTGAAATGGTAAAATAAAAATGAGAATATTTATTGGTGTTATATTGTCGCTTATCGCTGGTGGGTTACCAATTATTTTAGGAGATTGGAATTTCTGGGATAGCTGGCAATGGTGGGTTATAGCAATTCCAATATGGTTGCTTGCAGTGTGTGTTTTACGATGTGAGATAAAATAATAGTTTTATTTATAAGGAGATTAAAATGGGATTAGATATGTATTTGAATAACAAAAAATATATTGGTGCAAATTATGATCACAACCACATTACTGGAAATATCGAATTATATCGCGATGGCAAAAAAATTGACATTAATTTTAATAAAGTTGTGAGCGTTGTTGAGCGCGTTGCACAATGGAGAAAAGCAAACGCAATTCATAATTGGTTTGTAACGAATGTGCAAGAAGGAGTAGATGATTGTAAAGAATATTATGTATCATTAGAACAACTTGAAACACTGCTGAATGATGTAGATCAAGTACTTGAAAATCATGATCTTGCAGAAAGTATTTTACCTACAGAATCTGGTTTTTTCTTTGGCAATACTGAGTACGATGAATATTATTTTGACAATTTAAAATATACCAAAGAAATTTTAGATGAGATAATTCAAAATAAAAATTTATATCAAGATGATTTGTATTATTCTTCAAGCTGGTAATTATTTTTTGTTAGTACTATATAATCTTTAAAATAAATAAATGTATATTCTTAAAAAAAGATTTGCTGAACAGTGATTTATGTATGTATACAAAATCAGATTGCTTAATGGATCAATGTAAAGAATGCGGTATAAATGAATAAAGATAAAACAGGAGTTTTATAATGACAATTAAATATGCAGTTATAATTAACAGAGAATTAGAAATAGCCGACATCGTGTCTTTTGAATGGGATAATGATGCTGACGATCCTTTGTATGCTTACGGGGATGCGTGGTCATGGGTTGAAACATTTGATACGTATGAAGAAGCTGAAGAATATGCGGAAAATTTTAGATTTTAGAAATAAAGATAAATAAAATTATAAAAGGAAACTAATATGCAGTATTTTGGCGGTAAGAAAAGAATAGCAAAACAGATAGTGAAATTTATATCTCCTTATTTAAAAAACAAAGATTATTATTTAGAACCTTTTGTAGGTAGTTGCGCTGTTATTGAAAATATTGAAGGTATAAAAAGATATGGAAGTGATTATAATGAATATTTAATTGAACTATATAAAGCATTGCAAAATGGTTGGATACCTCCAGAAAATTTATCTGAAGACGAATATCAATATATAAAAAATAACAAGGATGATAATAAAGCTCTGACAGCTTTTGCTGGTATTGGGTGTAGTTATGCTGGGAAATGGTTTGCTGGTTATGCGAGAAATAAAGATAAAATGAATTATGCTTTAGCTGCTTATAATACTTTATTAAAGCAATTACCTAAGATTCAAGGTGTTGATTTTTCTACAATAGATTATAAATTATTAAACCCTACCAATGCTCTGATATATTGCGATCCACCATATGCCAATACAAAAACTTATGAAATATTTAAAAATTTTGATCATGAAGAATTTTGGAATGTTATGAGAGAATGGTCTAAGAATAACACTGTTTTTATTTCAGAATATATTGCGCCAGAAGATTTTACTTGTGCTTTAGAAATTACAACCAGAACAGTTATTAGAGATAAAAACAACGAAATGATTCCAAGAATTGAAAAATTGTTTACGAAAAATAATATTTAGTGTTAAATTTTACAAATAAAATTATGCTTTTATAAAGACGGAGGATATATAACAAATTAATAACATTTCATTATGTTTTATTAAATCAACAAAAACTCTTTAAAAATATAAAGAGTTTTATTTTATAAAATTTTATAAGGAGATTTATGAATTACGCTGTAGAAAAACAAGGCTTTATGCCAAACGAGAGACCGAAGATTTTGAAATTGCTTTTGTTCTCATTGCAAATTTTAATTTCTATTTTGCCCGCCACGATTATAGTTCCGTTGATTTTAGGGTTTCCTATTTCAACGACAATTTTTACAAGTGGCATTGGTACTTTGTGCTTTATTGCTGTGACAAAAGGTAAAGTACCGTTGTATTTCGGAAGCTCATTTTCATTTTTAGGTGCGGTAGGATCGTTAATGGCTTCTTCTCAACTTGCAGAAATGACACAAACAGATAAGATTGCAATTGTTACATTTGGTATTGTTGTATCAGGATTGTTGAATATTCTTGCAGGTTTGTTTGTTAAAAAAATAGGCGTACAATCCTTAACAAAAGTGATTACACCGTGCTTAATGGGCACAATTGCTATGTCTATTGGCGCAACCTTGACAGCAAACGCAATCGGTGATAGTATTGGATCTGGTAGTAATTACGGAACAGCAGTAGCATTATTGACACTTCTTTCTATTCTATTGTTCTCAGTATATCTTAAAGGATTCTTGCAACAAATTTCTTTATTGCTGGGTATCCTTGTAGGTATAACAGCGAGCTATTTTATTATGAAGGTAACAGGAGTAAACTTATTTAGGGATGTAGTCTTAAATAATAATTCAGTTTTTAGTTTACCTCAAATTATTTTTCCGAAAGCAAACTGGATTGCTGTAATTGCTTTAGCCCCTGTGTTTTTAGCAACATTACCTGAGTCATGGAGCCACGCTTTACAGATTGATATTCTTATTGATAAACTTGCAGAAAGTAGAAAAGAAAAATCAAGTGGGATTAAAGAAAAGATTGGAGAAGTTCTTATTGGAGATGGAGTTGCGGATATTGTTTCCTCATCTCTGGGAGGTGTGGCATCAACATCCTATGGGGAATCTATTTCTCTGATGGCTATCACAAAAGTATATTCTATCTATGCTGTGATTGGTGCAAGTATTTTAGCAATTGCTATTTCATTCTTTACACCATTTATCAATGCTTTATACGCAATTCCGTTGGTAGTAATTGGTGCCGCTGAAATTGTATGCTTTGGTGGTATTATTGCACAAGGAATAGCAATTATGAAAGATAAAGTAGATATTCTAAATCCAAAAGATTTATTAACAATTTCTACTGTATCGGTTATCGCAATTGGAGGTCAGTTTTATCAAGGTGGTATTATTACTTTGTTCGGGCTACAAATTCCTTGTATTGCTGGAGCTGCAATCTTTGGAATTATTCTGAATTTGTTGTTTAGCATCAAGAAACAGTAGCAGTCAAAACGAGATGGAGCACTATAACAAAAATAGTGCTCTAATAAATTATAGGAAATAAAAATGAAAAAAAATTATCAATCGACATTGCATCCGTTGCCTTCTGGTTATGCTGAAGTAATAAAAAGAAAAAAGAATTGTTTCTATGTAGTATTTGATGACGATCCGAAACATAAATTTTGTATATCGTACTCAGATACGCTAATAGAAGATGAAATATTTTCAAATAAAGATCTAAAAGATTTAAGATTGAAGGAGAATGAATGATAATTCAATGCCAAAATAAAAATAGATTTATTGTTAGAGAAAAAATTACGGATTATAATATTGAGTATTACGGAGATGAAGAAGAAGGAATAAAAAATAAGTATTATTTATATGCGACTAATAAAAACGCTAATGATTCATTTAAAACGGAAATTCGAATAGGGTCATTTGATACTTATGAATTGGCGGAAGCATATCTTCGAGATATTGCAGAGTCATCTGTAGGCTTTTTTAGTTGGACAGGAGAATAAAATGGGAGAATATTTATATGAAGATTATTTTACAGAAGAATGTTACGAGTTTGTATCACAAAAACTTGAAGAAATTAAAGCGTTTGCTTTGTCTAATATCCGCAAAGAGCATATTGACGAAATGGATAGGCTAATTGCTGAAAATAAAGAGCTTAGAGAATTTCGAGATAGGAAAGAAGAAATTGAAAGGGAGCATTATCTGTTAGTTGCAAACTTTGAAGAAGAAACAAGAAACGCAAAAAGTTTAGCAAAAAAAGCAAGGCTAAAAGAGCTTTTTGGAGATAATTTTGTTGAAGCGTGGGGAACAGAAATTGAATATATTATAAAGCCTAAATGTAATAAATGTGATGAAAAAAGATTTATTAATTTTAAATCACCAAGTGGGAGGGAATATAGCGAACCGTGCGAATGTTCTAAAAAAATAAAAATTTATAAGCCTATACAATTGCAATTAATAAAAATTGAGTCAGGTTTATCTGATTCAAATTATTATTATGTGCATTATGAAGGCAATTATACTAATGGTGAAAGAATGTATGCAGTAAATGCGTATAAAAGAGAACCGTTTGAAGAAGTGTTTAGCAATACATATTTCTTAGATAAGGAAACTTGCCAAGCATATTGTGATTGGGAAAACAATAGAAATAATGTTTTATGATGTTGAGCATATTATAAAAAAGATATTTTATAAATAAAAAGGAATAGAAAATGGAAACAGTATTTGATCATTTATCAGGGGAAGAAAGTTTTACGATTACGGCAGAAGAAAAGTGGTCGATTAATCTCATCACACGTTTAAAAGAAAAACATCCTGACGATGTTAAAATTTTATTTACTAATGAAGACGGAAGTTTGCTCGCACAAGTTCCTTATAAATGGGTTAAAATTAGACCACCAAGAGTAATGTCTGATGAAGAAAGAAAAGCTCTTGCGGAAAGATTAAATAAGAGTCTGAAGCGTGAGTAAATAAGATAAATTATTTATAAATTTGTAAGATAATTTGGTTTATGATAATTTATATATCTTTAAATTATCATTCAAATTTTATAATGAAGGCAAGAACACCCATGATTTTAGTCATGGAATGAATTACAAGTAAAATTAGTGCGTATGTTAAAAATAATTTTTAAAATATCCTAATAAAGACTTGAAATTATTGTGTGCATATGTTAAAATATATATGGGTGATAAAATGTCAAATGTATATAAAGGAAGATTCCAGATATGATAAAAGCGTTAAAAGGAGTAAGTAGAAAAAAATTATGGGGTAGGTATCTATGGAATCCATCTTATTTTGTGGCTACTGTTTCTGAAAATACTGAACAGCAAATTAAAGAATATATTGAAAATCAAAAACAGAAATGAGGCGAATAAAGTGGAAAAAGCTTATAAATTTAGATTATACCCAAACAAAGAACAAGAGATACTAATTCAAAAAACCTTTGGATGTTCTCGTTTTGTGTATAATCATTATCTTGCTAAACGAATTGAAGTATACAAAACAGATAAATCTAGTATGAGTTATAATCAATGTTCTAATGATTTAACTAACTTAAAATCTGAGAATGTATGGTTAAAAGAAGTAGATAGTATTTCAATTCAGTCTGCTCTAAAAGATTTAGATACAGCCTATCAAAATTTTTTTAGAAGATTAAAACAAGGTGATAATAAAGCTGGTTTTCCTCATTTCAAATCAAAAAAAGATAATAGAAAATCTTACAAAACTAAATATATAAATGGTAATATTCAAGTTTCGGAAAATAAAATTAAATTACCAAAGTTAGGGCTTGTTAAATGCAAAGTATCCAAAACTATTGAAGGTAGGATTATAAATGCAACAATATCTCAAAATCCAAGTGGTAAGTATTTTGTTGCTGTATGTTGTACTGATGTTAATATTCCACAATATTCACCAACTGGAATATTAATTGGGCTGGATTTAGGAATAAAAGAATTTGCAACTACATCTAATGGTACAAACATTGAAAATCATAAATTTCTTAAAAGATCGGAAAAGAAGCTTGCTAAATTACAAAAACAGCTGTCAAGAAAAACAATTGGTAGCTCAAATCGTAATAAAGCAATGCTTAAAGTAGCAAGACAACACGAAAAAACTTCTAATCAGAGAAAAGACTTTCTAAACAAATTATCTACGAAGTTAATTAAAGAAAATGATTTAATTTGTCTTGAAACACTTAAAGTTAAGAATATGATTAAAAATCATAAGTTAGCAAAAAGTATTTCTGATGTGTCATGGGGTGAATTTGTAAGACAATTACAGTATAAAGCTGATTGGTATGGCAAAGTTATTCAAAAAGTTGACACTTATTATGCAAGTAGTCAAATTTGTTCAGTATGTGGCTATAAGAATATTAATACTAAACAATTAGCTATAAGACAATGGGAATGCCCTATTTGCCACACTTACCATGATAGAGATATAAATGCCTCTAAAAATATATTAAATGAAGGATTAAGGCTGTTATCAGCCTAAACAATAAATACGATACCGTAGGAACTACGGAAATTTAAGCTTGTGGAGAATATGTAAGACTGTATTAGACAGCAACATTCTGTGAAACAAGAATCTCATCACTTTAGTGATGAGAGGTTCAAAAAAATTATCAATGAAATAGGAAGTTTATAATGAGTGATACATTAAAAATTATATTAGCTTTTTTGTTTATTGTTATCTTTATTTCTTGGTGCTATTCTGAATATAAAAAAGAACAACGGTGGAATAAGGAAATGTCAAAGAGTATTTATGAATCTTTACATAAACGGATAGAAAACTCAGATGGTGATTTAGTATCAAATTATAAATATAGAGATATTACTGAAGATGCCGAATCTCTATTAGGAGATTGGGAGAGAGTTGGCGAATCTCTGCGATATGCCATGAGTGAAATGGATAAAGAACTTGCCGATAAAGATAAGAAAGAAAATGAGGAATAATTATGGAAATTAAAATTATTAATTCTAAAAATAAAATTCTAAAATAAAAGATAAGTTTTATGGTAAAATAAAATACATATTTTATAAATAGGAGTAATTTATTATGTGGGTAATAGACCAGAAAAAGAATAGTATTATAAATTTAAACCAATGTGTATATATTGGATTTTACGATTATGGGAAAGCAACTATTGAAGTTGGGACACCAACTGCAAATATTATTGTTTTGGGTGAATTTAAAGATAAAACCCATGCAAACGAAATATTCGAATTATTACTATCATCTATAGGTCGTGGTGATAATTTATTTGTAATGCCGGAGGAGAAATAATATGACAGAAACGATTCAAGTGTATAAATTAGAGAATTGGTTTATAACGATGATTTTTGGATATACAGATCCAGAAATTAATCATCAGTATCTACGTGGCAATGTTTATGGAAATCCGAAGTTCGCAGATGGGGAAAGTATTATAACTCCTCCGATTGCTGGAAGAAAAGGGAAATATATTCAAACATACTCAGGTTCATTGTACGAACTTGGCGTTGTTGATTCAGAATATGAAAAACTATTTCCGAACGCATATGAAAGATTGATGAAATCTATGCCTGAGGTGGAGGAAGACGATGTGTGCAATTGAGACAGAAAACGAATATCAGTCAAAACGTCTTGAAGCGTACAACCTGATGCGTGCTTTGTGCAATCATGCAAACGCTGGCAAGATCAGCGAAATTGAAAAACAATTATCCGAATTGGATGATTTGTTAATTGCATGGGAAGACGAACATTACACGATGTATTATGAGGAATAATGGACACAAAATTATTAGTATCGAAAGCAAAAAAATATTGCAAAGCGCATAGGTGCAAAAAATGTATATTTGATTATTTAGGGCAATCATCATGTGCTTTAAATCTAATCGTTTTTGGCGATAAAGACGAATCACTTGATCTGGCTGATAATTTGATTTCCATTGTTGAAGAATGGAAAGAGGAAGAAGAAGAGTGATGGACGCAAAAGAGTTTGTTGTGAAGTTGGTTAGGATGTGCAACGACAATCTTATTTGTAATACTTGCATAGCAAAGGATTTCAAATACTTATGCCCTCAAGAACCATCGTTTTTTGAAGTATACTCCGACAAAGAATTGGGAAAAGTCGCGGAATATTTTGTTGGTATTGTTGAAAATTGGGAAGAGTAAGAAGAATGAATAGCACCAAAGAAACGATTGAATTTTACTCACGAGGTATCCGAAAAGGGAATCGTGTTTGATTGGTCTTTTTACAGCACAAATTAGCATTTCTGTAGCAATAGTTATTTGGTTGCTTAAATATTTTGGAATATTATAAATATTAATAAAACGGAGGTTTTAATCAATTGTATTTTATAACAACAATAACTAATTTATCGAATTATGGCAACTCAAGGTGTATAGGCTATTTTTCTGATCAAGAATCTG